CAGCACTCTCAGGTTGATCACTACATAGGAATCATCCCCGTCGTTTGTGAGCAGATCCTGCCACGCTTCTTCGCCTGTATTCGGGTATATCGATGTGCCGTTATATTGCGTCGAGTTACCTACCGGTTGAAGCGCCATTGTCAACCTGGTTCCGCCATTCCCGGAAGCTCGTAGTGATCCCATAGCATTGGCGAATGTGCATTCCTCTCTCATGTTGAAGTGCGCTACGTTCCCGCCAGCAATAGCGCTATGCAGCATGATCGCGCCGCCAGGAACGGCGATATTTGCCGTACTGAGTCCTTCCATGTCTAATATGCCGGAATCTGCGTGTATTCGCGCATTCTCTCGCATGGTCTATCCTCTCAGCACGTAGTAGGCTATTCTGTCAGCCGCCCCACCGTTTGCTTCCGCCCCGGTCGAGTCGACAAGCAGAAAATGAACCGTGGTAGACCCTCCGGCATTAAGCGGTATCTCTATCGGAGAGTAGGAGGTTCTGCCCTCAAAATTGCTAGTCGTGCAAGCCGCGCCGACTTTCCAAAACAGCGTATAGTTTGAGTTGGTGAATAGGGACGGCTGAAATACGAGCGTGCCGCCTTTCACCACAAGGCTATTCGCGCTCACGCCGGAGAGCGATATATTTCCACCCTCGACGACTACCTGTAGATCTCTTCCCATGATAAAACTCCTCCTACGAACCCATTATGATCGACTGGACGCCACGCCCCGGGGTTGCTCTTCCGCCTACAACGGTCAATCGGCCTCCAGGCGTATTGATGTTTCTGTGAGCCGATGTTATGCCGCGCTTATACCTATCAACCATGTACTGATAGCGCAGATTGTTCTCCTGGTTCACGATCCGCTCTACCATGCGGAGAGCGGCGGCGTATGCTATGAGTTCTCTGTGCGATACGTGGACGTTTGTCGGCTCGTCCGTGTCCACGCTGAACGTCTCAAGGTCGGGAGTTTCCCAGCCCTCGATAAAGATGCTCCCTGCCGACCCCGGTTTGTGGTGGAACAGGATCTGACTCTCACCGTACGCCACCCAGAAGGCAGGCGTACCGGACGCATCGAATCGCCAAAGGCTATTTCTCCGGTCAAGCTCATCGAGCGTTAACTGTTCTAACGGTTGCTGGTTGTACCAGAGCGCGCGCACCTCGAACATGCGCGCCCCTGCACCGCTCGTGCCGAAATCCGAGTACGGGTATACGGCCTGATCCGGTGTCGCGGAGAGCGTGTAGCTGATCGGGAAACATTTGGTATCTCGTGCATACTGCTCGTATCCGAACTGAACAGCCGTTGTCAGGTCGAACTCGACTATCGAATTAGTCTGGCAAAAACCGTCGACTAGTTCATTGGCAAACGACCTCGCCATCAGCCTGAGATCGGATAATGTTCGTGCGCTCTGACCCATAGTGTGCCACCTACCTATTCATTCTATCCTGCCGGTCTCGATCCAGGTCCAATATTGGTTACGTTGCGCTGAACCAGCATGACCTTGTCCGCGTCGTTGTTGATCCGCTCTGCGGCACGCATCATGCCCTCGTCGTAGTCCTTGTTCAATTCCTGATACCTTGCAGCGTTCTCCACGTTCGGAAGGCGCTTCGCCGTCACGAGAGCCGCGTATACCGCTATGAGATATCTATCCGAGACGTGAATCAGCGGCTCGTCAGTATCTGCGGCAAACTCAGCGGGATCGGGAGTCTCCCACCCTTCCACGAGGATATTGCTTGTGCCGCTCGGTTTCGGGTAGAGGGTGAGCTGCATGTCGCTGGACGGGAACCACGCAAGCGGAGTGCCTGCTGCCGTACTCCTCCATGCTGGTATAGCAGTGGATAACTGCTGTCTCGTAGTGCGTTCGAGCGGCAAGGCATTGTAACCTACATAGTAAAGCTCGAATATGCGGTTGCCTGCGTCTGTCACGCCAAAATCCGAATGCGCGTAAGTCGCCTGACTTGCTGTCGAAGCAAGCGTATACTCGATAGAGAAGCACTTGGTACGCCTTGCGTACTCCTCATATCCGAGCATAAGCGCGGTATTGAGGTCAAGTTGGACTATTGAACTATCAAGCACCACTCCAGCCGACAGTTCGTCGATGTAGTACCTTGCAATGAGCCTTAAATCCGCAAGCGTTCGTGGAATTTGTCCTGGCATTATATTGCCCCCTGTTTGTCGATGAATGTAAAGCACCTGCCGAAGACCGCAAAGCCCTCGGCGGTACTAATTGATACTACTCTAATAACCTATAGCCATGTAGTAGATCGTGCCCGGAGTTGTAGCGAGGTTTCCGGAAGCCTGCGTAATAGCACTTGCGATTGTTGGAACAGTGCCGAGAGTGATGGTAGGAGTAGTAGTGTATGCCTTGGTCTTGTACTTCACGACAAGGTAATCGTTGGCCGCAATCGTGCCGAAATTCACGCATTCCGAACCGGCCGTAGCTGTCGTAATGCTGCTGATCGCCACAGGAGCGCCCGTTTTGGTTACGATCTTGACATCAGCTTCAGCAGGAGTATAGAGCAGCCTGCTGAGTCCAATCTTCGAGCCGATGCCCGCAATCACCTGGAATCCGGCTACCTCAGTTCCGCCCGTTATAGTAGGAACTATGCTCGCGATGGTGTCAAACGGCTTTGCCCCGCTCTTGTATATACAAGCACCGTCCGCCATGCTCACGGCAGGAATAGCGATTGTCTCTGTCTGAGCCGCACCGTTGAATGTGCCCGTGATCAGGTAGGAAGTGGCCGCATTTGCAACCGTCCCGCCGTTGATGTTATGACAACAGATGTTAACGTTTCGAGGCACGTCCGGTTGAGCGGCAATCGTCAATGTAACGCCATTTGACGGCACTGCTGAAGTCACTACATACGCGTAGTTCGCTCCGAGCAGCGATCCGCCCCCGGTAATGTCTGAGTACAACGCCGAACCTGCTACGTCGTCGGCAGGCGCTTTAGATGCCTTTGTATATGGAAATACATCCTGTTGGCTTGCAAACCCAATAGCCGTGTTGGTAGGTGCGCTTCCCCATGAGATCGTGCCCGTACCGCTTGGCACGTATACCTGGAGCTTTGCGGCATTAGAGGTCACGCCGTTGAAGCCAACCTGGTATCCTGATGCCTGGCTGTTAAGCACGATTACATTTTCAAGCTGAGAGAGCCCGAGTTGCGCGGCTGAGAGCGTATCCCCGCCAGACGCATAGGACGTAGAGAGCTTGCAAGTCCCGAACAAAACCGTCCTGTTCATGAACTTGGTCTGCTGCGTTATGGTGACGTTCGTCACTGCACCTGCGTGGACGTATGGCGTGAACCACACGAGCAGACAGAGAATTGCGGGCAGAAGTACAATTGATCTTCGATACACGCTATACATGTTGCTGTTTTCCTTTCAATGATGCCGGGAGCGATTAAACCCCCGGCACCCTGTCATTCATTTCGGAATCACTCTTAACCGATTATCGCTGCTCTGCCGTGGATGTACACGGACTTGAGAGCCGCTGCGCCTGTAGTGTACGCCTCAAGAGCGATAGCCACTGAGTCAACGGTCAGAGCGGTTCCGCCGTCCTTCACGGCGTGAACAGCCGCATTGACGAGCTGCAACTGATCGCCGATTGTTACATCGTCAGTGCCGTCGACCTTCGCATTGCCAATGCCCTTTGTCTGTACCCACATACCACCGGCAACCGTGTAGTCATCGATGGCAACGCCGACATTCTGGGGGATGGCTGTGGTCGCAGCAGGACTTGCAGCAGGATTATCTGCGGTTGCAAGTCCGACCGCGCCGATAAACACCCAATCTCCCTCTGCGACGGAAGCAGGAGAGGCGCTGTCCTGGTAGATGTACTGATACACAGTACCATCTCCGAACGCTACTTCGGTTCCAAACGGCACGTTCATCGTGCTGAGGACGTAGGTCTTGTTGGCTGGAGTCTGATTCAAATAGATCATTTGTGCTATTTCCTTTCCATAGCCGCAAAGCTATGATTATATCTCATCACTTGATAGCTCTTGGGCTACGATCAGGTTTTCCCTGTGAGTGCGCCCTGTCGTCCGGGAACGGTACACTGGAAGTTTCCAGCCCAGGTCATGAGGATGGTATATCCATCCACACCGACTGCACCGAGCTTCACCGTCTCGTCAGCAACGAACTGCTTGTCGTATCCGGCGATTGGCCGAACGTTGAAGTAGGTCGTGTTCAGGAAAGCCCAAAGGCCCGTAGGTGCGTTCTGATCCCAAACAACCGTGCAGCCGTTGTACACGAAGTGGTTGGGGAATCCGGCATCAACCATTCGCTGGTTTCCGCCTTCCTGGATCTGGACCTTTGCGCGAAGCTGAGCGAGGATCTTGTTGTACAGCGCCTTTGTGGTGATAGCCATGTTTGGAGCTTCACCGCCGCCGTTGTTGCAACAATCCTGGAACAGCGTTTCAATGCCGCCGTCAGTGCCGCCCTGAAGCACGAGAGCCTCTGCTGTGTTGTACGGCCCGTAAGTGACCACGGGGGCGCCGTTCTTGTAGTCGACGGTGTACGCCGGGCCGGAACGAGGCATGAAGAACGAGTTGGCCGCAACGGAGCGATCTATAGTCGCATAGGTATTCGCGCCGAAAGTGCCGTAGTTCGCATTCGCAGTCTTTCCGGCAGTCAGCATCCCGCCAATCGCAAGAACTGCGGGAATGCCGTGAGGAAGCGATCCGGAGCCGTCCTGCCAGAGCCCTAGACCGAGTTTCTCCTTTGCAGAGTCAACGGCTTCCGACTTTTTATCCTCTACAAAGTTGTAGACTCGCTCTTTGCCCTGGTTTGCGATCTCGTCGCGCTTATACCAAGTGACGTTTCCTGAGATGTACTTGGTATTCAGGGAAGCCACCTGGTTGGTGTCGGACTCGGTGAGTACCTGCGGGGTTTTGTAGTCGTCCCAGTCAAAAGTCTGGTTCTTGCCGCTCTTGATTACGAACTCCAGATTGTAGCCGCCGCCGCCCCACGGCTGGAACGTATTGGTGCGCTCCATCTCTATGAGGAGAGGCTGTGACTGCATGATCTGCTTGTAGTTCTCAGGGCCGCGCCTGTTGAGTGATGCGGCTAGTGCCGATGCAATTACTTGTGTAGTCGCCATTGTGATTTGTCACCTTTCTGTTAGTGTGGTGACAACAGCTATTTACTGAATTCCCGCCTTGGCGAAAGCCTCATCTACAGCGCCCATGACCACATCTCGGTCGGACATCTTGCTGTAGTCCGGCTCGGTGTGTCCGGCAGTGGCTCCGCCTGGCCTGCGCTGGGTTATGCCGACCTTCGTCGCTCTAACCGCAGCCGCACGACTGTCAGCCGATGCCTTGGCTACCTGGTTCTTGGCAGTGTAGAGGGTGAAAGCATCTTCGGTGATAGTAGCCACATCAAACGCGATATTTCCGCTCTTGTAGCCGCTTCCAATGATGAATGCTTTCTGCCCGACTTCCTGCTTCTGTTCTGCCGTGAGCCTGACTCCGGACTGCTGCTCGAGTGATTCAATGGTAGATTCAAACTCGGCCATTGCCCTCTGCTGAATCGTCTGTTGATTCTCCTGCTGCACATTCTGGAGTTGCTGAGTGAGTGACTTGGTTCGCTGGTGATTGGCCTTGTCTCTGTAGTACAGAGTTTTCTCCATCTCCGAAGCAAATACCGAGTCCTCGCCCTCATCGGCTATGCGCTGATCGATCTGACGGTAGAACTCTTCATCTGGATCGACCTGCACAACTTCCGGCTGATTCGCCAGTCTGATAGCCTGAGCCATCGTTTCCGCCGTGGGAACACTTGCATGCTGTTGTCGTAATCTCTGGACTTCCAATTCAAGAGCCTCTGCTCTTGCTATGGCGTCCTTCTTTTTCTGGTTGAGTTGCTTGAATCGTGGACCAGGTATCTGGTTTTCGCCAGTCTGTTCCAGCGCTTCCAGCTGTTCATCGGTCAGTTCATCATCGTCGCTTGTGTTCCCGGTTGCGTCCGGTTCGAGTAACTGATCGTCGTCTGAATCAAGGGTAGGTGAGCCCTCTTCGGTCAGATCGTCCGTGTTTGGTGCCACCTGTATATCTTCGAGTGCCATTGTTTGATTGCTCCTTGTGAATCACGCCCGTTTGGGTTAGGTCGGCTTCACCTATGCTTTTGAACCTATTTACCGCACGTAGGGCAACACTTCGCGCCCTTCTTCATCTTTGCGCCAGTCATGGGTTTCTTCTTCCCTTTAGCTTCCATGAACGCAGCTAAACCGGGAGGCATCCCCTTCTTCTTTGCCGCCAACTTAATCACCTGCCTCTTCAGCTTTTTCGGCTTTCGCCTCTTGGATCGCATGGATTATCTTCGCATTGGAGTCACGCTTGCCGAGATCCAGACCGAGAGAGTCAGCGAGTTCGAGGAGTTCTTTCTTCGTCATGTCGTCGTACTCGGACGGCTCTACTATCGCTGCGACTTTGACGGGCACTTCGCCGCCATTGATTGAGGCAACGAACGCCTCCACGGACTCTTGAGGCAGGTACACGTTAACGTACACCTCACCCCGCTTGGTCACGAACCCATGACTCGACTCGATATTGTCCTGGATCCATTCTGCCGCCGCCGCCTTGTTTGCGAACGGCCCTACATCGACTCTGTTGCCTATAACGGTTGCTTGCATATTAACCCTCACTTTGCTTTAGATTAGTCTCTTCCCACGGAATAAGCGGAAACATGGGAGATATCGCCTCGCACAACGCATCATTCTCATACTCAGCCGCACGTCTCATTGTGCTGTGTAATATATCGTATGTACTGGCAGGGATTACCCTCGCGTCATACAGATCAAGCCTCACAATGTCCAGAATTGGCACTTGATGACAGTGGAGCAATTCATGGATGATCGCTGATCGTTGTTCCTCTGGTGAGAGTTTGCCGAAATGCGAACATATTCGAATGACTGCCCACTTACGACCCTCCGTAGGGTGAAGCTCTGCGAGTGCGTCTTCATCCATAGGAGGCTGATCACCAAGTTCAACCGTCCAATCTTTCAGACCTAATTGATCGGCTCTATCTCTGATGTACTGGATCAGTACAGATTGATCCACTGTCACTGCATACCTCCCGGCTGCATCGGAGCGCCATCAGGAGGAGGAGGCATTTCCTGCGGAGGCTGACCGCCACCCTGCATTTGCTGCGTTATCATCTGGAGTTGCTGGACGGCCTTCATAGCGATGCCCTTCCAGTGCTCTACTAGACTCTGCTCTTCCTCCCCGGTCGGTTCGTCCCTCACGATCTTGCTCACGTTGGCAAGAGGAAACTTGCTCACGAGTGATTGCAGGAGCATTCGAGGGTCTATGATCGTCTCTCCCTGCCGCATCGGGTCGGGGATGTTCATCATCGGCCCTATCGCACCGATCAGCTTGAGCGTGTTCTGCATCTCCTGGTCGGGATTCGGCGGAGACTGCTTCGACGGGTCTACCGAGACGGCAAACTGTATGCCCGGTTCAAGCAACTTCTCGAAGTTCACTAGCCCCTCCGGTTTCTCGACGCCCGGCTTCTCCACGCCGTTACGGAGCTGCTCGACTGTCACATCTCCGAACTGCCGCGCTCCGGTCGCATCCACGGATACATATTCACGCGCCCGCTCGATGAACTGCTGATCGAGTATGAGCACCTTGTATGCGAGCCTCGCAATGAACTTGCTGAACTCCTGCACGAACGTGCCTTGCCTGGTCTGCCCCTGCTGCGCGATTGTATTGACCTCGTAGGCAGTGCGCTTCGTGGCTGAGGAACTGTTGCCTTGATACTCGGTTATGCCGATCCTTTCCAGCATGTGCGGCCTGGTGCTTGCGAGTGCCTGATACGCGTCCTGATGAACAGCCGGGTTGACTTCCCAGCCGGAGCTACCGAGTGCATCAGCCGTGAAGCCGACGACGATGTTCTCTACATTGGATTCGACTGACTGCTTGAACACCTGCCCCTCATCAGACTCAAGGAATGACGCCAGGCACTTGTAGATTTTCGGTGAATGGCTGCGCTGATACTCGATCATGGTGTATGCAAGATCGTGCGCACGCTGAATATCCGCCACCGCCGTCACATCCGAGTTGCCGTAAATCCCGCTATCCATGTTGGTTCGCTCGTTGACGTAGACCTCGAACGGATACGGATTGCCGGTCTTCGCAAAGTGTGGGTATGGCGTAGACTCGCAGAGCAGTTCCTTGCCAGTCTCGGTGCAGAAGATTATATGTAGAAACTCTTCTACGCCGTCATTGTTCCTGTCGAGAAACATATAGCCGTCGAATATCTCAACAGTCAGAATATCGTCTGCCACGACCTGGACGGCTGAATCACTCGTACCTGCGTATTTGCCCTTCCTGACCTCGCCCTTCAAATCCTTGTTGTTGCGATAGGCCTTGTTGTTACGTACATCGTTCAATCTTGCATCTTTACGCCTGAACGCATACCGAGCATCGGAAAGATTCGGCATCGTGTGACCGGGATCTACAAAGAAATCAGCCGGCGAGAACCGCTCGATGAACGGATCGTCGTAGATCGGCTCTTCTTCCGGCACTTCAGGCATCTCGTCCATGAACATCTCGGAGTCAGGCAAGGCGAGATTGGAGGGATAAGCAATCTCGCCCGCCTGGTCGGTAGCGAGGGATAGAGAACCCTCTGAGGACTCTGGTAAAGCCAAATCGGGAGTTGGTGCAACTTTCGAATTCTCAGAGTCGATCAACGCCTGTGGCCTCGAACCATATTCAACGGTGTTCTGCCAGTCGATCTTCCAGCCGATTTCGACTACACCAAACCCGTGAACGCTGGCATCGTACCGAGCAGCATTACACACATCGTCAAACGATTTAGACTGCCACTGTGAGGTAAGGAGCGCGTTAACGTCATCGGCTATATTTTCGTACTGCTGGCGTCTGCCGTGAAGCGTGAACACCGTTTCGCCGCCTGTGACGATGGCCTGTTTCGCTCCGATGCAAGGGGCGACGTGATTGATCTGCATGAGTTCATCGGGCCGGTTATGCTGGATATCCCAGTATCTGCCGTCATTCATGGCCTGGTTGCGCTCGTGCGAGTCCGGGAAAGCCGCGTAGTCGTAATCGGTCTCAGAGAGTGCGACAGCCTGCCGGTGAGCCTCTTTCGCAGAGTCGATGCGCTGCTGGACTATCGCGCGTGTGTCGTCGGTTAGCTTGTATGATTTAGACATTTATCTACCTTCTCAGTCCTGCAAGCGGCCTGCCCTGTTCGTCATATTCGGAAGAGTTCTTGAACCCGTTCATACTGTCAAGTCTTGCCCGCTTGCCCGGATAGGCATCAGGATCAAGCAGTTTTGCGCGTGATGCCTGGAACACACCTTCGACGCCCTGGGGATGGATGGCGAGTGATTGGTAGTGTGGTTGACGGATCATTGAGCATAGACAAGGATGCTCCGAACCCTCAACATTCATCTGTTGGCAGAGCTGTTTGTCTCTCGACTCGTAGGAAACTTGACGCTCTTCGTGATGCCCACAGCCTGCACAAATGTAGTCATAGAACATGTGACAAACCTCTTACTACTGCAAGACGATCTTCCACGCTCATACCAAGAAGCTCACTGGCGATCTTTACAGCTGGAATATCATCTTTTCTTGCAGCTTGACCAAGACAATATTTTATATTTTCATCATCCACATTCTCATCATCAAGCACTATGTGGAGAATGCCGCCCACTCCATTACCAGGCTTATCATAGTATTTCTGGCAGCTCTGAATAAGGCTCTCAACAGCCGTTACGCTTTTAATCTCAACTATCCCGTGATCGGCCTCAATCACCAGCACCCGATTGTGCAAATCCAGTACCGCGTCTTGCGCCTGCCGGAGTTGGCCTGCGAGTATGCCGATGTTGGTCTCATGCGTCTTCAAAATCTGTGAGAACGATGGTTGCTGCTGTTCATCGAGTCGTACTATCCTGCCTGATCCCATGTCATTTCTCCTCGCTTAGGAAAGTCGATCGTTGTATTTGCAGTGTAGTTAATATACTATCTGCAGCATCATACAAGGCATCTGCTCTGTTGAGTCTGGTTTTCATCTCGTTTAGGCTGTCGTCTGTCGCTACCCTAAGCCTAGACAGATCAGATGATAGAGTTCTGTCTAATTGAGCAATGCGCTTGCGATCAGCTGCGCGTTCCTGCTCACAAATATCTATCTTCCTGGTGAGCTTGGAAAGTAGATTCTTGTCGACTTCCACAGTTGAGCGTTGCGGGCGAATGGCTTGTGAATCTGCGTCAATGACTGCCTTCATCAGAATCCTCAGCCCGTCTGCGGCATCGGTGTTGCTGCTCTCGAGTGTGATTTGACCCGGGAACAACTTAGGTATATTCCCCATGCCGTATCCTATGATTTGTCCATAGTGTTTCGCGTCCAGCATTTCCACCGCAAACCCAGGCCACTCACTACAAACCCTGCACAGAGGCCCGTCCGGATTATTGAGCCTGACATATACTCCTGCACGTAAGGTCTCAGGTGCGAGCCCCTTTTGTTTTACGCATTCAGAGCCCGTCTTTCCTCGCCTCCAGAGTACGATTTTGCTGGAGACAACATTGTCCATCTGAATGCGGATATCACCTTGCTGAATCGGGAGCGGAGAAATTGTGCAATAAGGCTCTCCTTTGGGGAAAATATCACGTACCTCGCAAATCACGTTGTTTGCAAAAACCTCATACAATACCTCGTCGCCTACTCTGATTTCGACGCCATTTCGATCTTTCATATTCTTCTCCTCCTACCATTTGCGCTTTGCTCGTCGCTGTTTCTCCTGCCAGGCAACCGAGAACAAACCGATTGGTGGTTCAGGCACACGCGCAGCTTGTGGTCTGCTCATCATGCCGTACCGTATAGCCTCGGGCATGTGCGTCAGCTCGTGCGGTTCGTCGGCCACGTCTTCAGGGTTGCGCTCGTCCTTCGTTATGCTGGAGAGCGTCCGTATAGCCGTCTTGCAGTTGTCGAATATCCTGAACTGAGCCGTCTTGATGACGCCGTTATCGGTCGGCTGCTCGTACACGCTCAGATACTCACGCAGATGACGCCAACCAGGTATACGCCGATTGTCCGCACGTATGATCGTACGCAAGCCAGCATTGATGAGCGTTTCGACTTCTGGCACTCCGGAATCTTTGTTGCGATTCCAGAGGTCAGGAGCAGATGATATATATTCGATCTTGTCACCATTGTTGACGTGGAGTATCCGTTTAGCCGCTTGTTTGAGAGTCAGCCCAGGCTCGTATAACTCCTTGTAGAGGTACACAATGCCCTCTGTGTCGACTGTAAACCATGGAACGGCCAACATATCGAAACCATAATCAAGCGCAGAGAATCGCCTCCAGTGGTCAGGGATCTCAAATGCTTTGACCACATGGATATCGCGCCTGAACTCCTCGTAGTACACACCACCAGGCAATCCGTATTCACCGAGTCCAACCACCTTGAACCGCTCAGGGTTCGAGAACTCGAGGTCAGCTATCTTCTTGCGGTCTTGCTCGTCAAGCCATTCGTTGCACTTGTAGGTAGTGGTTAGCGTGAAAGTGTCAGGGCACTCGTTGTCGAAAAATCTTGTCTTTGTCCAATGGCTGTCAATCCACGGGTTAAAAGTCAGCGTTATCTGTTTCCATAACCCATCTGGCATCTCGCCTCTGATAGACTCATCGAGCGTGTCAAACTCGGTTTCGTCGTCCAGTTCAAAACATTCTTCAATCCACACCCAACACAAAACGCCAACTGATACAGTCATGGACGTAAGCTTTAGCGGATCATCGAAGCCACGAAACAAAATGCGCTGTCCTGTTGGCTTATATACGCATTCCATGGGACTTACTTTGAAATCCCATAGATGATAAACATGTGCCCGCTGAGCCGCCCACTTGAGCTGTGCGAAAGTCGAGTCTTTGTGCGTATTGCCGGTTTTGCGAACAACCAGCACGTTAGCCTTTGGATGCTTCATCACGTTGATGATGTACCAGAGAGCAGTTGTAGCCGACTTCTTGCTACCTCGACCACCCTTGACGACTCTGTACCGGTTGCGAGAGTGCCAGAAGGACGCATAGCCCTTGCCAACTATATCAGGGAGATTGACTCTAACTTGTTGACTCATCTTCCAACACATTCTCACCAGCGAAGGTAACAGCCATCGAACCATCAACCTTCAGCTTGTCGGTGAATAGTTGCAAGTGTTTGCCGATCAACTCAAATGCCCTATTTGCGCCTGTGCTGTCGAAAGTCCACACCGAAGCCTCGACAACCTGGCCGGTTTCGTCCTCGACTTCTTGCGTCGCCTGCTTCATACATTTATCAACCTTGTCGAACACCATCACGGGCTTTTTCTGGAGGCATCGCTCAGCGACTTCCTGGAGGCCGGTGAGGACGTAATCGGCGGTGATCTCGGTACGAGCAGAGCGTTCTTGGAGCTTTTCCTCTATTGCGCGAGAGATAATAGGATTTCTTAGAAGTTGGCAGGATGACACTTCAGCAACTTTATCGTTCTTACATTTATATCCAGCCCGCTTATACGCTTGTGTCGCGTTCATGTCGATCAAATATTCATCAATGAACGCCTGCTGTCTGTCTGTCACGTCAATCACCACCCTATCAATGCACTCGCACGTCATTCAATGCCGTTTCTCGTTCATCCTCGTGCGTCTGTTGTGCTATTCGTCACAGTCCAGCCGACCTCCACTAATGCCTCTCCACAGATTGAAAAGGCAGGGCCAGGCTGTTCAGAGTTACGGCTTTTCGGGAGCTACCCTAGACCCTGCAATGTGGTTTTTACGCTCGACAAAAAATAATTTGCCTATTTTCAAAATAAATGTTGACATCCTGTGTCACGGTGGTATAATAGCAGTGTCGGACAATAAGACAAGCCGACAATGGCACAAACCATAAGACCCGACCGAAAGGCGGGCTGGTGAGGAGACCAACATGAATTACAGAATCAATACGAAATCAGCGCAGGATTACGACGGAGATTTTGTACTTTCGCAGGCTCAGTATGACGCCCTAATGAGCAACACAAAAATGATGGGCAATGATGAATACTCATTTGTCGAGACGACAGACGAAGCGACCTCCGACTCCTGCGATTGGGATTATAGAGAGTTTTTCAACCTCGACGAGAACGACGAACCTAGAGAAATCACAGCCGAGATGACAACCGCCGCCGAAAAGCGAGTATCCGCGATATTCCCGAACGATCCCGAAGCCGTTGACATTTGCATGAACATCGACGGCGCAACCGCCGAACATTTTGACTGGCTGTTAACTGCACCAGAAGCCGACATCATCAACTGGGTTGCAGACTGCCGCAGATAATCAACCAGCACAAATACAAATACCACCGGCATAGCCGAGAGAGTAAGGAGAGCGATACAATGAAAACGCAATGGATGGATTTAGAAACATATTACGGACAGCACGAGTACAACGAGGGCGACCTAGTTTTTATCATCGAAGTTACTGAACGAGGTAACTCCACTTTTGTCGGGCAGGCTGATCCAGGCCATAAAAATATGAGTGGTGAACCGGTTCTCGATGGTTGGTTGGGCTCTACCAACAACGTTAACAAAACGGCCTACGGAATGGGCGAAATACTGCATATAAGCACCAACTGTAGGCTCTACCTGGGAGACCGTGCACAGGTACGACCCTTGGCCGACACAGATCAGCGCGTGATAGATATATGCAAAAAGCGTGGAGTGACGATCTAAATGCCGGCCTGCCGGGGCGGAGCAGTCCGCCCGTCCTCGAAAAGAGGAGAGATTGAAAGGAAGCCGCCGTGTCTAAACTATCGGAAATAATTAAGCGCAGGCGTTTAGAATTAGGGTGGACACAGGAATACGCTGCGTCCAAAATAGGCCGGGGGGTCAGCGCGTATAGTCGATTAGAGGAGGGGAAAACCACTCCGCGACAAACTACTCTCATCATGATAGCAAACGCATTCGGGATAAACGCTGAAGCCCTAATCCGCGCCTCATTAGCCATGCCGGAGGATGTAGACGCAACTGACGATTGCAGAAATCAGGAGAATCACAATGCCTAAAATCACCATCCGAATCCACGACGATCTAGTGCGCCAGGTGTCAGCGCGTGACGCCAACGTATCCGAGTCGATCCGCGAGGCGCTATCGAGATACTACTACATGCTCAACATAGCACGATCAGAGATCCGCGACACGTTCACCACGGATGAGTTATCGTTACTCTGCGACATCTGCAACGGTACCATATTCGAGCCGCACAGCCTCAACGCTCTGGGTCAGTCCGCACTGGACGCAGAGGATGACTATTTCGAGCGTTGGAACGTAGACCGCCAGGAGCTTCATGTGAAACTCGACCGGCTGGAACTGCTCCAGGATGCCGCGCTTGTCGACGCTATCGAGCGATACTGGCAAGCGTCGGGTACAGGCATGAGCATCGATGTTGCAAAATTGTTGTACTAGACCTCCAGAGGATGGGCTGAGCAAGTCGGGAAAAGGAGAAGCAACCCGTGCTTGCTCAGCCCCGGTGGAAGGAAGGAAATGAACGTCCACACCGTAGCATGTGGGAGCATGGGGTACGACTGGTGAGGGTAAGTGCTTTGCAGCAATCCAGGATGAACCCTGCTTTCCCCTCAATTTTCTTTGACGTCTCTCGTATTCGCCAAATTATTCAACAGGTGTGAAGTCCACGTAGTATTGACCGCCAACCTCAAACTGCTCGATTGCAGATTCGTTGATTGTGGATAGATGTATACTGCCCGCAGGGGTATACTTGTAGAATGAATCATTCTCAGCACTACCGCCAACTACAGGATAAAGCACAACTTCCCCGCCTTCGGTCGTTGGTTCAACTCTATCAACATAAAACTTTGCTCTAACTTTCATGATTAGTATCCTTTCTGCAAACTGAACTTATCGCCTCCGAACATAATGCCCGGCGTTGTGCTTTGTGGTGTGAGTTAAACTGTCTTGATATGTGTCATACCAGCCGGATGACTCTTGACTGTTGAGATGTCTGACTGGATTCCCACGCTGGTGATGACTCCCTGCTTTGCCCGCCTCATCAACTACCGACAATGCTGCTGACAGGATGTAGTCAGGTAAACATTGATTTGATATGATCAGCAATTCAGCGATCAGCATGTATCACCCTTGAGTTTCAAACCCATCCAGGCGCAATTCGCATGACAATGAAGGCCGAGTGAGCCGCCATGATTGCGCCTCGTTGGGTGGGTTGATTTTAGAGACTAGAAAGACAGGCTTTCTTTGTCGTTGTTCGCAGGTATACATCCCGCGAATGATTATATAGGGCCAGGCTGGTGAGGAAACCAGGTTTTCGCTGATCAAGCTAGGCCCTATGCGCTGATACTTCAAAGGCTATACTTACTAGGAGACTTCAAAAGGGTTTTATGCACATTTCGCAAAAAAAAAGTTTATATTTATTCTCCGCCTCGCCTAACTTCGCTGATGTACACCTCATACCAACCCCACCAAGGGCAATCGACCCAATGCCTCGATATACGCGCCTTAGCTGCGTGTATGCGCCTTGATACCGTTGTTTGGTCCATATCTAGGGCAGTTGCAATTTGCTCCTGTGTGCATCCAAGAATATCGAGTGAAAAAACTGCATAGTCTCTTGCGTAACCTGCATCCCTGAGGTACTTATCAGCCAAGCGTTGAAAATCTTCTCTAATAGCATCAAGCATCTCTGCGATATGCGGCGTGGCGTTGCGCTCCTCGACCATTGCAGTTGTGATTCCAGATGCTTCTCTCGTATTAAGCAACCTCTGCCGCCTCTCAAGTGTGGCGGTCGTGTATGCCGGTCGCGATCTGTCGAGCTTGGTGTGTCTCAACAACTCATCAGCCTGTGCGGTTAGTTCTTCGCTTTGGTCGTCTGTTGTTACGGTTAATGCCCCCAGTTTGACTGTCATGTCGATTCAACCCTCCTTTTCCACAGGTGGGGTGATCTTTTCTTGTTCCTTCAACCTTAATCTTTTCGACTCTCCAATTACCCATGAAGCTATCTCGTCAAGAGCGTCGATCCCTTCCCGATATGCTATTCCTTGGATATATCCACCGATTACAGCTTTCATAGCATCATCTGATAGGCTTAACTTGGTAACGACGACTTTAGGTTCGTCTGGTTTCAATCGCAATCTACGGAAGTGCATCCCCCATGAGCCGTCATCGTCATAGCGCAGTATCTCAACTCTTCGATTCTTTAGCTTGCATCGCCATCTATGGCCTGTTACCTGTCTCTCCGTCAGCATGATTGGTTATCCTCTCTCATACACTCCACACCGCCACCCCAAATCCCCACCCCTAAAACCACAACATACAGCTTGCCTGCCTACTATATCCTACTGCATGTTGTGGTTTGTGTCCATAGTTTTGGGGGTATTTTGTTTCAGATGTCAAGAATTATTTCGGTTGGTTGTTTGTGCGCGCTCAATCTAACGTATCCTCCAAAATCTCCGCGTGCAGTGCCATGATTCGATCAATAAAACTGCCCACTGGCTTTGCCGCTTTGAACGGTCTAAGGCTCATCTGTGCGTCAACTCCAACGCCAAGAATGATGTTCTGCAATCGTTCGACTTCTTCGATTAGTTGTTCGACTGCGGAGTTGGCATCGTCCATATCTCCACTGCATCCAACTGTCTGCGCTATCTCCAAACGGTCGTCTAATTCTTTTTTGATCTTAGTTAGCTTCATGATTATTTCTCCTCTCCTGGTTTAATCCACTCGCAGAATCCTTGATTAGAACAACACCCTTTGCCGTGGACGTTGACCAGGTGCCCGCACGTCAAACACCGATCGCTACACATGTTTATCGCGTCCTCTGGGAGTGACTTAGCTTGCTCAGAGAACAGATAACGTGCTCTGCCGAGTGCCGGTTTAGGGGTCGTGTCATGGTGTCACCAACTCCTCTGCCTGCAATCGGTCTGCATGTCACTGAAACACTTATCACAATACACTCCACACGGTAACCCGTGGTCGATTCTCGGGCTGCCAGGTTTTCCACAGACTATGCACGTTTTATTTTGCTGTTTGTTTCTGAGTAGCTGCGATGGACGCGTTCGCCTTTGATCGTCATAATTGCTCATGGTGTCGCCTCCAATGCGGGTCTAGGATCAAGCCAACCACCCCTATCGATCACCGGAATCTTCGCAGGCTTGACCATCTGCCTCCATCCCTGGAAGCCTCGCATTTCAATAGGCTCAATCCAACGCCATGAATCCGCAGGCATTTTCAAGTACCAGCCGGACGGCCATTTTCTGCCAGTGGTATCACAGGTGATTCCGTTAGAGAAGAAGATATCGCAGACTACAGCATACCCTCGAATATATCCGTCCTCGACATAGAAGACGCGGTCGCCAACCTTAACGCCTTGTGGCTTCACCGGGAATCGCCGGAAGTAGAACCCTCCCCCGGCTTGTATGCAGTTCTCGGCTTCTCGAGCCGCGTTCTCCGTCTCGCTTTTTGGTGTTGTTACGATGATGTCCAACTTAGTGCTCCTCTCTGTTATTTGTTGATGTTTTGTCCGCCGCTTTGTCCACCAAAATGTCACGCTCATTCACGCTTGATTCGACTGTCGAAATGTCGGCGGTTTTGTCGAGTGCGGATTTGAGTCGAGCCCATTTGCAATCCGTGTCATGCTGTATCTCGTCGTCATATCGACCTGACTGCCCACAGTAGGCACACCGTCTACCAAATCCGAACCCAGAAATAAAAGCGCCCATGTTTGTGGGAATAGTGTCCATAGTGGCGATAATATCCTCTCGCCTCACAACCACAAACTCATCTCCCAACTGGGCTTTGAGTGCGTTGAGTCGTTCATCTTTATGATCGCACTTATGACCTGGGTTGCGCACTCCTCTCATTGGCTTTAAATCACAGTGTAGAAGTGGTATTATATCGTGGCTTATGCAAAATCTACATGTCTTTCCACACGTCCCATCAAACTCCCTCACAATCCACCTCCTGTTTTGACTCTGCCTTCGCCTCAAGGACTGCGATTAGGCAGGCTGCGGCGCTTTCGAGATAATTGGGACTTATGCCGTTTACGGCAGACCCGTTGAACCACTCTTGGCAGAGAATATTTGATGGCGTGGCAAGCATGGGATGTAGTCCGGGCTTTATACCGCATAATCGCTCAAGCTCATCAATCACATCGTCGAGTCGGGGGCGAAACAGGCATCTGGATTTCTCGTTTTGACGCGATATCTCGGCAACGTCCTGCTCGTCTCGAATAACCCACGGATTGTTCGTACAGGGATAGGTCATGTACACCCAATCCCCAACCTCAAAAGCCCTCCCCGCAAAAGCGTTTAGTTCGTGAAGTCGCTTGCTCATTTCGATGGATAGGTATTTCATGATCTGATACTCCCCTCTCTTGCCATTTCGATGTACTCATTGATGCAATCTTCACACCCTTGCGTTGAATCACAGTCACCACTTTGATCTGGTGGGCAGATATGGTTATCAACCATGTGCTTGACCATAGATCGTGGATCGGTGGATTCACCCCAAAACACAATCATGTTGAGTAACTCTATATGGCATTTGCTTGTTGCCAACATCTCAACCGCCGCATCCCGCTCCCTCTCCGCAGTCTCAGCCCTCGTGGTCATGGCGTCGAGTTTGGTGGTTAATTCGGCGATTTGGCAAGCTTTCGATTGCTTCATATTCTCGACATTCTTGCCGTCTATCCATATTTCGCTTCCACACATGAACACGGTCAAGTATCTCGCCTTGCCAGATAGACCCGCCCCACAACTCGGGCATACGTCCGGTTTCTGCGTTTGTTCATTCATTGGTCAATCCCTCCTGATCCTTCGGTGTCCACTTGCTCGGTGAAAATATGCATGCAACTAACTTGCCTTTTTGTGTCGCCAACCATCCGCAGCGTTGGTATGATTTACAATTACCACACACCTGCTCCTCAGCCGTGGTGTCGGCGGGGTTGGGGGTGAGCAGGCCCACACATCGGCGTTTAGCCAACTCAACTGTTGCCATCACTGAAACACTATGATCGGGGTAGCAACATAGTTCATTTCCTACGAGCGTTAATGCGACAGATGATTCATTGACAGCACCAACCAATGCCGCCTCCCGCTCTCGAAGCCTCTCAACCTCTGCTGTTAATGTGGCGATTTCTGAGTTACGATCTGCTAATTTTTTGTACAGCAGATCTATTTCATTACTGCTCATCGGTGTCTCCGTTCTGCGTGGTGATTGGTACGCACTTCGACTCACGGAATAGGCGACATTTGATTTTGCAAGCATCATTTCTATAGTGAGGCAACCTGGTAGTGCAATCCAATAAGTCGCATTTATCGACATGATCGCATATCACGAGGCTAGCGTCCTGCGTGGTGGTTGGGCTGAGTAAACCATTTATTTCTTTCACTATCATGTTGAACGGATGCCCATACCATCCACTCGATTCTATTTGCCGGTTGATAAACTCGAAGTCCTCAAGACTCGATCTCAACCCCTCAACCAACTCCGCCTCTCTCGCCTTGAGTCGGGTGATTTCGGCGAGTAACTCCTTCGTACCTTTAAGTGCATTCCCGATCACCACGTCAGGGTCGCTTGGGTCAACAGGAATGGTCATAATCCACTCTCGGCTGCCTGGTTGGTTGCGCCGCTTGCATAGCGCATAGACCATATCCCATGCCGCCTCTAACTCTCGATTGATCTCGGCTAATCTGGTATCGTTTTTCATAACTCTCCTGCCTCTCTAATTGCTGCATTAACCTTCTCTTGCCATGCCATAAGTTCATCGACGTTCATCGTACCCCCCTTAGCCGTACCAAGATACGCGGAATGCCCGGTACGTACAATACCTGCAAACCTCGGCATTTCGCGCACAACCTGCCCGAGTCTTGCATCTGCCTTGAGTCTCTCCACCTCGCCCAGTAACTCGGCAATCGCGGTCTGTGTGTGAGCGAAAAACTGCATGTTTGCCGACAAGTTGCCCATGTACGGGTTTAGAGTAGCGGCCACCACTAACCAAGTGGGATTATCGAGCACCAGAGTCTCTCGTTTGATCGACAGGCTATACTCATCCTCTCTTGGCAGTCGAATCCCCGGTGTCGCCGCCGCAAGCTCCTGCCGAATCTCCTCCAGTCTCTCCGCTGGTAGTGGTGTGTTTGGCGTGATCATCTCAATCTCCCTTCCTCCTCCAAAAATCCCGCCTTGACTAACTCTGCCTCTCGAAGTTCAAGCGCCTTGCGGAGTTGTCTGACGCCATTCGCATTGAGCAGGATTGTCTCACGGCTACTTATTTGATCGTTTGCGTTGTAGCAAGTCACATATGCATAATTGCCGTTTGATCTGCCTGAGACTGTGACTGTAGTGAATGTCTCAAAGTCTCCGCCCTCCCACTTATAACCAGGAAAATATCGTGTCTTCATCCCCTCAATCTCCCTTCCTCCGTCTTCGATGCCCAATCGCAAATATAACCCTTGCAGTACTCCGGCCTTGAATCGCTATCGTGAATATTGCAACTTGTCACGCTTCCCTCTTGGACGAGATGCTCACACGGCTTGCCGAAAAGCATGGTTGAGATACTGGCGCAGCATTCGCCGCATTGCTTGCAACTATCCATACTCATCCCCTCAATCTCCCTTCCCTTCGTTCTCCTCCGCCGTTGCGGGGTGTTTTGGTTAGTCAGTCAAAGTCCCACTCGCGAACCATGAATCCTATCACTCCGATAAGCGCTGTAATGCCAACAGGCACAAGGATTGCAGTTACATGAAACCATGCCGCAACTCCAACGGCGATGCACATACTCACTGCCGCTATGTAGTTTGCTATGTTGTTGCTCATCTCTTCAATCACCCCTCTCAACCCCTCCGCGCTCCACGTTGTTATTGATTCGCTCTTTCCTTCATTCTCTTGCGTATGATCGCAGGTAATATCCATGTTCTTCTAAAGTCTTTCCACTCTCTTGACTGCTCGGTTTTGCCGTCACTCCACAGCATAGCAAACGGTATCATGTTCATATCCCAAACAGCTTGGCACCTCTTCTCTGCCGATTCCAACGTATCTCCCGCGTAACCGATCAGCACGTAGCACCTGAGCTTTTCCCTTGATATTTCAGCCTCTCGCAACATCTTTGACGCTTCCATTAACGGCTCTAAATCTGCAGGTTCGTCATACGCAAAGAACGCCGATTGTAGCCTCATGCTTGCAAGCTGCTCTACATGCCATCGTTTCAAACGTGCCGCTTCAAGACCTCCCGTGAACTTTGCGGGTTCTATTTGTCTTCCAAGCATCTGGAACACTTCGCGTTGATGTGGCTCAGAACAGGCAAGTAAATTATTATCAAGTACATCAAAACCGTCCATAATCGGAAGCTCCCTGATCTCTAGTCCTTCTCGCTTCCATGCCCAACAATGAGTGCAACCAACAGGACAACCTCGGCTTGTGATAACAGGCCCAAACTTCAAGAACATGCCTGGTACAAAATCCCCGCCGTAATCGTCAAACGCTGGGCCTCCCATTTTCACAGGAGCAACGTATTCCCACGCTTTCGCCATGCGTTCGGCTTTCTGAATATCCTCCACCCACGACACGGATATCTGTATCTCATCCGCTTCATCGGTCAGTACCGGAAATTCGTACCCACCTGGATAACCTTTTTTTCGTTTAGGGCTTGGATCGGGATATCTTGAGAGATCATCCGTAGGCGTTAAATTAGTTTTGCGCGGAAATGCTCGAATGATTCTCAATTATTTAATCTCCCTCCGCGCTCCACGTTGGTGGGCGGTTTCTCTGGTGTTCATCTATGCCGCCATATCTAATTCTTCTCGGTCCTTAAAAGTCACTTTGCATTGAGTACACATGTGGCCGCCAACTTTACCAAACGCCTTCTCTCGCCATTTCCACGAGTTTGCGCCACAGTTAGCGCAATGCTTTGCTCGGGCGTAGATTTCGTTCGGATACATCACAGGTTTCATGTCACAACTCCGAGCTTCAAGAAGCCGAAACGACTCAACAGCAATGCCTCTGCCCTGTCTGTGTCCTTTGCCCTCATCAACATTGGGGCAGACTTCGGGCAGACTTCAACGGCTCGATTTCGTGATGATATGTCCATCTCTCGCTTGTATCGGTTTTTGGCTTGAACATGCCCCTTCTTTGCTGCCACATATTCTGCGACCTCTTGAGACGTTGCGTCTTTCCCCGGTTTCTTCGGGCACTTCGGCGGGTTCAATGCTATCCCAACCGCCTTTTTCCAGTCGGCAGGCCTTGGCTCCGCAATGATTGAAATTCCAAGTGCCATACATGCGCCCCGAAGCGTTCCAACGGTCTTGCCAAACTCAAATGCGTTATGTGCCCCATCAGTCGGCATAGGTGAAACACCTTCGATCACGACGCCTAAAATCTGCTCTTTATGATCACCGCTCATATAAGTCGAGAGTTTATGAATCGCTCCCGGTAAACTCCCGTCGATGTCGTGAAATTCTGCGACGCCTCTATCGTTCAATGCGCAGATTGCTCCCGTCTTTCCTGGATCAATTCCGATTATTACTGACATTTCTCTCTCCTCTTCGCCGCTCTGTCTCTCTCGACAATCTTCTCAGGTGATAATTTCGCCATTGTCTTACGGCAGTGACCGCACAAGCGCCGGTTGTCTTCATGGGCATGATCTCGGCGGTTGTTCCGCACCAGATGCATTTCACAGTCCTAGTCCGTTCTGCCCTTTGAGCCTGTGCTTAATCGCAATGTCGCAGTATTCAGGACTCAACTCAATGCCTATGCTTTTTCTGCCTAAATCTCGTGCAACCTCGAGCGTTGTTCCGCTTCCCGCGAAGGGGTCAAGTATCATTCCACCTTCAGGGCAACCCGCGAGTATGCACGGTTTAATCAAATCAGGCGGATAGGTCGCAAAGTGAGCGAATCTACATGACTTTGTTGGCACATTCCAAACCGTGCGCTTATTAGCCATAAGGTACGGTGTTCCGTCTGCATGACGATTGCCACTATGTCCATCGAATCCCGTTCCACCTCCGCCTTGCGTAGGATTCCACTCTTTGCCGCTATGCTTTCGAGTCCCATATCCCTCGGCCTTAGCTCCGCCAAATAGTGGAGGCTTTATTGCATTTCCGTGCCTGCTCTGAGAATTGTGCGCATATGGAACATCTTCACCAGAAGCGTGCCCCCGTTTATCTCCGCAAACTGCTTTCATCGGGCCATTTGCTTTCATCCCGCCAAAACCTCTCGAACTACCCGCTTGAGATTCGACGTTCTGGCCTAATCTCTCAACACTCGAATCTTTGCATGGCTCTTTAATCGCTTCCGCGTCATAGTAATACCGCTCTGACTTTGAGAGTAAAAACACATACTCATGCGCCTTTGTTGGCCTGTCGGCAACACTCTCAGGCATCGGGTTAGGCTTTGACCAAATGATGTCAGACCTCAAATACCAGCCATCGGCACGCAGCGCAAATGCAAGCATCCACGGTATGCCTACAAGGTCTTTCGGTTTCAATCCAGTTTGTGGCATTCGATTAGGTTGACACGACGGATATCCGCCGCTTTCAATGACGCTTTCATGCTTGCGGTTTCCGCCTCCTACGCTTCTGCACGATCCTGCTCCGGTTGCATAAGAATCCCCGATATTGAGCCAGAGCGTGCCATCATTGCGAAGTACGCGCCGAACTTCCCTAAATACCTCAACCATGCTGGTAATATAACCTTCAGGTGTTGTTTCAAGTCCAATTTGACCATCTGCGCCATAATCACGCAGCCCCCAATAAGGAGGAGAAGTAACGCAACATTGAACCGATTCGGAGCCCATTTCACGCAATACCTCGAGTGAATCCCCTTGATACAATGTCGCCATATTGTCAGCGTAATACGGTTGTCTCAACTTCTACTCCTCACCCTTTCCAATTCGCCTCTAAAATGCCCGAGATTTCGCTTAGTCTCTCGAACGACTCATCAGCCGTCTAATGCGCCCCGTCGAGTATTTAGGCATTTTCACTGGGGAAACTACCCCTTATTTAACAAAGCGTCCGATTGCTCTTTGAAATGCCGCCATATCGTCCATTCTCTTCGCTGGATCCACCAACCGGCTTCCCGATGAGCAAGAACTTCCCTCGCCGCTTTGATCTCCGCTTCGCCAAGTTCACCGGCCTGCTTCCGCATCCAGAGGTCTTCGACGATCTCCTGTTTGATGCGAAGTGCCCACTTGATCTGATCGAGAGAATATCCTTCAATTCCTTTGCGACAGTAGAGTTTTTTGCCGGTGGTTGTTATTCTCATCCCCAGGTCGCATTCTGCCATGAACCCAAGGCGTCAGGTTTTGGTTCGGCTTGGTCTTTCTCCTTGTCCGCAAAGATTTGGAAATTACCATCCCACATGACCTCTGCCCTGAACTGGTTTAGGTTTCTCTGCTTGTCGCCGATCAACACCGCCGGTCTTGGGCTGAATCCTTGAGGGTCGTCCGGATTCTTCGGGTTGTGAATCATGATCACCACGTCGGCGTCTTGTTCGAGCGAGCCCGAATCCCGAAGGTCCTCCTTTGTCGGCTCTGCTTCGCGCATGTTCTTCGCTGGTCTACTTAGCTGCGATAGCACTATGAACGGCACTTGCAGTTCACGCGCCACGCTTTTCAGGGTTCTCGATATGTCTGCAACCTGTTCGTTCCGGCTTGGGGCCTTGTTCGGGATGACTAGCTGGATATAGTCGAGCATTAGGAACTTGACGCCGTGTTCAAGGACCATGCTCCGCGCGATTGTCGGGATATCCCGAATATGCAGATTGGTCTCGTCACAAATGTACATCGGCCAATCGTACATCTTGCCGTATGAATCGCAGATCCTTTCCCATCCTGCGTCATCGATCTTTCCGGAACGAAGTGACCGCCCGGACACTCGCGACTTGTGAGAAAGCATCCTCATGGCTAACTGCTCTTTACTCATCTCGACACTGAATATTCCGGATGGACACTCGACCGTCGAAGATTCCATTGCGCACTGAAGCATGAGCGCCGTTTTGCCGTTTGAAGGCCTTGCTGCGATGAAGATATAATCACCGTTCTGCCAGCCCATAGTCTGCGAATCAAGGGCATGTATTCCCGTAGGTATGCCCGTGATCTCTCGCGGATCGTGATAACGAGCTTCAATTCGCTCGAATGCTTCACTTGCCGCTTCTCGAATATGGGTGTAGCTTTTACGATTCCCTTCTTTCGCGAGATTCAATATGCCGGTTTGCCCGTAAGCAACGACTTCAGGGAACGGCTTGTCACGATCATGAGCACTTTGCGCTAACGTCGTCGCCATGTCGATGCACTGGCGCCGGAGTGAGCAGTCTTTTACTTTCTGCGCATACCACTCCGCGTTCAATGCCGATGCTACAGTGTCGACCAGTGCCATAAGATACTCTGTGTTGCCGACCATTTCGAGTTTGCTGCGCTCCTTCAGGTCTTCCTGAACCGTCACCAGGTCAACCGGCTCTTTCTTTTGAACCAGTCTCATCATTGTCTCGAAGATGGTTGAATGAGCGTCCCGGTAAAAGTCGCCTGACGTAAGTAACGCCGAGCATTTTTCAAGCGCTCCTTTGTCAATCATCATTGATCCGAGTGTGGATTGCTCGGCCTCAAGACTTTGCGGCGGGATTCTATCCATCAGTGGATCAAGCATTTCTCTTCCTCACAGCTATGTATCCTGGATGATTCGCCCATTGCTCAAGCATCTTAGGAATCTTGCCTTCGCGTTCCAGTGCACAAGCTGGACAACCTGCGAAAGACGGTTGATCGGGAAAATGCGCGTGTCCCGGCACCGCATGAGTCATGCAGTAATCGTTCTCCCATTGTTCGCGTTGCCGGGGTTTCTGCGGCTCAGTCCCACACGATGCCTGAGTAAACGCCATTTGCGCGGAACCCTTATCCAGCCAATCCTCGAACGGTCTCTTTCTCGAAAGGAATGTTGCCGGCATCTTGATGAACTCGGGTTCTTTGCCTTTTACTGAGTTTGCGTAGTTTTGGCATGCTTGCAATAAGGTTTCTGGCTCCACGCCTTCTTTCACCCGCTGTTTGTAGCATCCGTATGCCGCTCTCTTTTCAATTCCACGAGGGTAAAAAGACCACCAGGTCTCGAAATCCTCGGAGTATGGTTCAAGCACTTTCTTCGCAGACCCGTTTTCTATCACATCCCCTTTAGGGGGTAAGGGGGTATTATTCTCTACTCTACTCTCCTCTACTCTCCTCTGTGGATTTCTACATGTAGAAACTGTATCTGTGTCGGTGTTTCTACTGTAGTTAACCGGCTTAACTGGCATTTCTACACGCCGATTCTTGTAAACTGCCGCAATTCCTTCGATAAAGTTATCTGACCACACTATGTTTTTTTCTCTCCATAATGGAGCGTCTATCGCTTCCAAAGTTGCCAAAAGATCAAGAATCTGCCTGCATGATTCCTCGCTGAGCCTTGTCTTTGCCTGGAAGAATTCCCAATCAACTGGATTATCCAGAGTTAAGAAATGGCCTTCCGCTGAACCCAACGATTCAAGCAATTTGAACCAGAAAGCATACCCATCATTGCCAAAACGCTGTTCGATTATGAACATGGTTTTTCCATGAACGCATTGATGCGAAAACCAATCTACCGTTTGTGTCTTTGGTCTAGCCATATTACTAATCCTCAACTCTCGTGTCCCTATTTATCAGGTATTGTCTAAGACATAACCCCACGCTCATTCACTCGTGGACTGTGACACTTCCTCGACATCTATGACACCAGTATTCGCCTTGCGTTTCTCTTCGATCTTTCGTATCAAATCACCAGCCGCTTTACGCATGGAAGGTGTATTCATCTTTGATACTCCGGTATTCCGAGAGCGTCTTATGAGGTGATCGGTGTTCCCGGTGTTCATACTAACGACCTCCACTCATCCGGCACTTCTCGAAGTTCTCTCGGATTCTGCATCAGCTTCCCGGTTCGCGGGTTGACGAGCTCTCTCCAGATGTGCGTGATGTTCTTCGTGAATATCTTGCATCCAGCCCGTGCAGCACCATTGATTACCGGTTGTGCCCACTCTGCACGAATGCCGCCTGGCTCATCAGGACGTAGGACGTGTTTATCAGAGTTGGACTTGCCGCCGATCACAATCCACGAGGCTCGGGTATTCAGGAACATCACGCCTAGTTCAAGTTCAGTTCCTACTGACCCCAGTAGAGGCTCGAATGAAAAGAATCTATGCGAGATAAGCGGGCCAAAAAACCGCGATAGAGAGTGTGCAGATTCCCATTCACGCGGATTTTTTGGCCCTGTAATGCTCACTCCGTACCAACAGTTGCCACCCATTAGAATAGTTTTAAGATTCTCAGGCTTCTTAGTCAACATGACGTGAACGTGTTGAGGCGTTGCTTCCATACAGTCATATTCTGCGTCTCTCCAAGCCGGATCAACTCCATCGCAGCACCGATCTCCGCCAAAGTCCCATGCAATCACATGAGGCTTTCGCAGTCTCTTGATTGCGTCCAGCACTTCGGGATGGAAGGCGGGTTTGAATGGATCGTAGCATCCATTTGGCGGACACCCGTGTTCATGGTGATCTACACAACCCTCACACTCATGCGCCTCTGCCATGCTTTTCGCCCAACAATCCTCAGACACTGCGCAGATATCAGCCCCGTTTGTGCATCCAGTGATCGGATCAGCACGAACCGCGTTCACCGCCTTGAGGTATGGAATCTGTGTTCCGAATACTAATCGCTGCTTCATTTATTCACCGCCTCCCAAACCTTCCGAATCTCTTCATCGGAGAGTTTTGTCAACGTCTCGGCCTTGCCGACTGCATCTTTGATGAACTTAACTCTTGCCAGGTCGCCCATGTTGCGTTCTGCGAAGACGGTTTCGATTTCTGAAATCATCTCGGGAATGTTCGACTGATGGTCTTCCTGCACATCAGTCGTTTGACTGGCCTCACTGCCTGCCCGTTGACGCGCCTCTGTGCAGATAGCGCATAGATCGACTCCAAACCTCTTTTGACTGATCTTCGCTATATTGGAGGCTGAGTAGACGCGTCCTTTTATGTCAGCGTCGACGATCTCCTTTTGGCAATCGGTACACGTCAGCGATACAGAGCCGCCTTTTGCCCACAACGAAACTGCCTTGCCTGCACTCTCGTCTATTAAGCTGCCAGCAGGGAACAAATGCTTGTGCTGCTCCTGCAACTTCAAGAACTGTGGGATTCCCGGATTCTCAGGCGTCAGCAGCATCGACACCGTGAGTTCATACGGAAGTTCCTTTGAGCAGATCGGCTGCCAACCTATCGGAACAATGACCGTCTTGTTCTGCGCATCCTTCTCCATCTTCACCTTTTCCTCAGCCCTGAAGCAGAGTATCAGGTGCGCATTGACTTGGAGAAGACGCTGAATCATGTGCTTGTGTGCTGATTTCGGCTTTATCCAAGCCGCCATCTTGCATGATTCACGCTTCTTCCAATCATCACCGGCCATGCGTTGGAGTTCTTCTTCTTGGTACTCGAGGACGCCGCCAACGCCAGACCACTCGTGAGACATAGAATCGACGACAATCACTTTGTAGCCAGCCTTGGCCGCACTTGCGATAGCGTCGGCATAAGCGTCTGGTCTGAACGGCTCATTCATCTGCGCATGGTCAAAATCGAATCTGTCTGCGTAGTGCAAGGCACGTCTCTTCTCGGTATCTATCACCGCAAAACGCTCCCCAGGTGCGCACATACCACTTGCAAGACGCATAGCTGAAAAACTCTTCCCGGATCCCGAGGCCCCAATAAGCCCAACGAGCAGCCCCACTTCTTCACGGATTGCTTTTCTGAAGGTGTATGCCATTATTTCGCCTCCCTGCAGCATCTAATTGCCTTTAGCGCCTTGTTGTAAGACATGCTCTTTATCCACTTCCATGCGATTTTGTCTATAGCACTAGCGCCTGCGGCCTCTGCATGTTCGCGTGCCTCTTTTCGCAACTCAAAGACGGGATCTCCTGGAGTGTCTATTTTGTTTTGCCTGGCCATGTCAAATGCCCTCCCCTTGTTGCGACGCTTCCCACTGGGTGAACGCCCAGACAGGCGGTTCGACGTTGCAGATTCTCGATGGATAACCCGGCCAACAATCCGAAGCCAGGCACTTCTTCCAAATCTCGATTCCGCGTTCTGCCCGACTGCCCATGTCGGCAAATTGTGGACTTAACTCGATCAATGAGCAGAGGTATGGCGCTTTGTTCTCCTGGAACAAGAATACAAATCGCGGAACCTTCCCGGTGAGCATGTAAACCCCGCGCTTGTAGAGCCAATCTTGAATCTCATAGCCCATGTTGAGAATGAGTCTCTCGATTCCCTCTGGGTTCGCAGAAACGCCCGTGGTCTTGTAGTCGAGAATGTACGCATCGTCAAGCGGCATCCAGTCCGGGCGAGCCTTGAACCATATGCCATCTTCAACCCAAACAAAAGTCCGTTCGGAACGCCCCTCCGCTTGAAGGTCATTTATCCGAAGTTCCGATCCCGCAAGGAATCTCTTCGCCGCATCCACCATCAATACAACTTCGTCGTATTTGGCGCGCAGGAGTGGAATTTTTCCGTCAAGTCTCGCAAAGTCGCGGGCTTCCTTTGCCTCCTTCGTGCGCCATGAATCGGCTTCAATAACAGCCACAGAGTCTACGCCCTCCAGAAGCAGAGAGTGCGCCGCAGTCCCGATGTCGAACTTGCTTTCATCTTCCTCGGGCATGAAGCGTCCAAGCGCAGGATGATTTATGTAAGCGACTTGCGGACTTTTCATCAACAAGTGCTTGAGTGCGCCGGTTGATAGACACGGCGCGGGGAAACTGTCGCCGTGGTAAATGTGTTCCGGCACGCCCTCGTAGATTCCGGGCGCAATGATCTTCATGCCTTCGCCCGCTTTGATAGCGGCGTCTAACTCGGCTTGAGTGGATACTGTTTTCATATCATACATTGGCTTGTCCTTCTGGCTCCGTAGCAGGGCAATCAAGCGCTTCGATTAAGTAATCCCTGATCACGACTATCGGCATGTTGCAATCATCGTGCTGACCTGAACAATCGGTATCAAGTTGATATTGCGCCTTGTCGATCACGGCTCTGAGCCTGTCCACCTCTGCGAGTAGCTTTCGAGCAATTAAGTAATGCTGTTCGTCGAAATTACAGAGATTTTCCAGCAGGGTCATATCAGGCCCGTAATAGTGAGAAACGATCTTGTAATCGTTCTTCTTGAAATTAAGCGAGGCAGTAAAGTCGACGCCTTGCTCAACTACCGTATTTTCAAGTAGTTTACGGATGATATCCAAGTCTGCGGCCGGCATTTTCCAGCCTTCGGGAACAGTGTATGCTTTAGGCATTCGCCGCCTCGCTTTCCTGAACCGCCCCGTCCTCAATAATTACGCCGAGTTCGCCGGGATTCCCCACACGCTCGATCAATAGCTGATAGCCTCTCTCGGAAGCCATGTTCTGAATAGCAAGGAAGTTCTTGTCGTCAAGCAGGCTGCCGTCCGAAATGCGAATGACTTTGAGCGTCGGGTTCATCGCCATTGCAATGCTCATAGCGATTCGGATTCGCTCCTCTGAGGAACACTGGCCGAATGGGATACCATTGAACGTAACTCCTGAGTCGTCGAAGCCCAAACCGTCAATCGGGAAGATAGCAGACTTGATCGCGTTCGACTTCTGGCTGTCGAGAGCTTCGAGCTTCGAGGTCAACGCCTTGGTTTCTGTCTCGACTCTGTCTCTGTCGGCAACAAGAGACTGACGCTGTTTCTTCGCGCGTACCTTCGCGTTGATCGATTCGACTTCGGAGAGTCGAGTCTGGAAGATGCTCATGTCGGGGTCAACCAGAGCGGCGACAGATTCGGAGAGTTTTGAGTATTCTTCTTTGAGTGTTTTGGCTTTGGACTGCTCTTCGGCCTGTCCGGAAGTCAACTCTTTTAAATCGCGCTGCAGTGATGCAATATGCTCTTGAATGCTCTCGATCTTCTTGGAGTCCTGTATGACGTTCATCTCTGCGATTCGAGCAGACCGCTCCGCTTCATTGACCGCCATTCTCTGCCTGTCGTTCGCCTCCTTGACCTGCTGGGCCTGGTTCATATCGGCCAGTACATCAGAAGATGCAATCTCTGCGTCCGGTGCTTCGATCTCCGGTATGCTCTTGAGAGTGTTGTTCAGCCTGGTAAGCTCGCGGTTCACGTCCGTTCGCTCTGCATAGACCATGTTCCGTTCGTCTTGCCATTTATCGAGATCGATACCGATATCCACGAGAGACAGGAGAATTCCTTTTTGTTCTGCTCCTTTTATACGTGAGAACTCGAGCGGGTCAAATAATGGGCCCATCAGTGTATTGAGCATCCCTTGAGGGCTGGTGTAATTTGCTCCGTCGGCAGTACGCACCTTGAGATACGATTTCTCGTCGCTGGTCCAATTCCGCGTGACGATCAAATCACCAAGATTCAGCGTGATACATGCTGACGTCTCACCTTCGCGGATTGGCTTGCTGATATGCAGGTCCTTCATCACGTCCGGACCACCGAGAGCCACCCAAATGGCATCCAAGATGCTTGACTTCCCGCTTTCGTTCTCGCCTCCGAGTATCAGGTGATCGCCGTTCAAAGCAAGGTTTACGGCTCGAATTCTCTTAAAATTTTCAGCCTCAAGACCGATAATGCGCATAGTTCTTTTCGCTTCTGCTGCCACGTTTATAGTTCTCCTTTTCCGTTCGCGTTCTTATTCTCAGGAGGTTTGATTCTTTCGCTTCTCAATACAAGCTGGACAGAAATGTTCAGTCTTAGAACTTGTCATCGAGTCCTCCGCGTCATACCGGCTGGTTTCAACCTTTATCCAGCCGGCGGGTATCGGCTGCGTCCCTTTTGCGGTAGCAGCCGAACAACCCATACCGTCACACAAGATCGTGTTCACTTCCATCAGGAAGCGGACTCTTTCGGCATGAAGAGCTTCTTGCAGTCGTTACACCGATTCTCAGGCCGTCCGAGGAATCGAACAGTGAAGTTGCTTGATGCACAGTTCGGACAGATTTCCCCGTCCGTAAGACCGGCTGCCTTGGCCTCTTCAAACTCCCTCGCCCTCGCATTGACCACTGCCCGTTCTTCCACGCTCATCTCGGAGTAAGGTCTTTCGGGCTCGGAGTCGGTTTCGGGGCCATTGTCAAAGGGGTCGTCATTCTCGTCGACGACTGCGACGGCTGATTCTTCCGCCTCGCCTGCCGTGAGGTCGTCTGCCGCTTGAGGTTCGTCCTGATCGAGCAGGTTTTCGACGATGAACGTGTGAGGAGTGCAGTCAATCTCTGCCGCTTCGCAATCCGCGATTCTCGTGGCTTCAATCTCTGAAAGAGAATCCATGTAAATCTCTGCTTCGCCCTGAGTGCTGAATCTCTCTGGCATCAATTCGCGGAAGGCTTCGGGATCTACCTTGAAAACGCCAAACGGTTTCTGAGACTGTTCTTCTGCTATGAATTCAGGGGTCAGTTCGTCTACGCGGTACCGCAATTCTCTGTTGTCGGAAGAGAGTCTTTCCATTTCGAGAACTGCGTTCTCTCTGGCTGTGTATCGCTCTTCGAGAAGAGTTTCGCCATCGTCTGGAAACTCTGGATTCGATTCAAAGATTCCGAAGATGCCCGTGCCTTGCGGAAGCATCGGAAGTGTTCTCTGGCTTGATCCCCCTAGTTTTGGGGTAGAATTAAATAAATCTTGTTGAAGTCGACAGATGCTGAGCTCGACTTCTTCGAGTTCCGAGAGCGAAGCGAGTTCCGGCAGTTTATCTCCGTTGTCGCCGGACATCGGGATTTCAAAGACCAGCTTCATCTTGCCTTTGTCGAACCCGCCAGTCTTTAGCTTTCCTATTAGAACTGTTGCGAACATGTACTTTGCGCCCCTTTCCTGTATTTGCGTTGAGTCCATGGCTGTTTTAGTGGCCGGGTCGCCGCTTCTTCTTCAACGCCCGGCCTTTGTACCACAACTGCTAGTAGGTTTGTTACAAATCCTTTCTGTTGTATTTGGGGTGGTCCGGTTCTGACCCGGATCCTGCGTACTACATGGCTTTCGCCGTATCGGTCATGTGCCGAAGCCTCATTAGCAGGTCTACTCCGTCTAGCGTGTCACCATCCACGCCGCCGCCCCATGTTGAAAGGATGTCCCGGACTGGGGTCGTCGAAGTGGCGTTCAACTTACCCAGGCCGGGAAACCAAATCTACTACCTAAATTGCCTTGCAATCCAAAGCCCCCACCCGAACCAAAACCATGCGGACAGGACGATACCCGCTGCTATGTTGGTGATCCATTTTTGAAGATGGCCCTGCCGCCTACTCTTCACTGCAATTTCCCTCCCTGCTCCGATCCTCGAATGCCGCTGAAATGATCGGCCCGAACACAAGCCCGCCAACGAAAAGGACGATTGAGCATCCGACGATAAGCCCTGCAATGAAATGTTGCATTTCCAATCCCTCCCAGATATTCCGCGTGGAATAATCACGCCTAGATTTCCTTTGGCGCATCAACCACAAGCAGTACCGTGTTCACGCCCGTTCCGGACTCCTTGAAAGTGCCCTCGTCCAGTTTCTCAAACTCTCCGCCTAGTGATTCGATGCGCGCCCTAAATGCCTGCGCTTTCTTGGTCTGCGAGAACATCACACCTGCGCTCATCACGCTTACTAGGCGACCTCCAGGAGCAAGCCAATCCAGCATGTGGTTAACATGGTCAATGTCCTGCTGGCGAGTGAATGGCGGGTTGGCTACGATTCGATCAAAACGAGGACTTGGCCATGTATCCAAGAAGTTCGTGCAGAACACATCTAATGCTGGTATTGCTTGAAGCTCGGGTATGTGCTTTTCGTCAAGTTCTACCATCGTCAACAGCGGATAGTCCCATTTTCTCGCAATGGCCATTGCTATCGCCCCGTTGCCAGCGCTCGGTTCAAGCACTGTCATACCTTCTTGGATATCTGCTATCATCACCATACGCTCTGCCAATTCAGTCGGTGTCGGGTAAAACTGAAACTCCTTAATCCTGTCAACCACTTCACCCGTGAGCATGACGCTGTCAACGAGATCGGCGGGCGATACTTCAAACTTATGACCCCTTGCGTGCCTGCTCCACTTTCCGCCCATGCACTCAAGCACCTTGTTGACTGCGGTGTATGTCGATCGGTCTAACTGTCCTGGTGGAAGTTTGAGAACATTACCTTCTACCTCGCAACCACTCAAAATGCTCATGACGTTTTCTTGGATTTTCACTTTTTTCATCTCCTCCTTGGGTTGCACTTCTCTGCCGATTTCCGCTATGACTGCCCCTGCTAGCTTTACCGGATCGTCGTCTGGTAGCAAAGGTAGATAGTCACGCCTCATGTCATACCAATCGTCGTATGCGTCACTCATGGCTTGAGTCCGATCTTCTCTCCATGAGCCCTGAACGAATCAATCACTTCTGCGAGCCCCTCCGGATCAGCGTGGTGAGTGACATCCACAATGAGATCAACGAGTGTCGCTGTCTCTCGCTCTACATAGTCAGCAACCGTATCTGTCTCAAGTGTCACCGCCGCGCCGGTGATCGGGTCGATGTATGTGCTCTCTATCATGATTTTTCGCTCCTCTATGCTGTTTTTGGAGCCCCCTGTGTGTCCTCGGTCTGTGCCGAGTTGATTACTGCGTCAATTCTGCCAACTCATGCTCTATCGATTTCAATTGCATGTTCAGTTCGGCAATGCGGATCTTCTTTGCATACTCCTCCGGATCGGGCATCGATCCAGCCTTCTCCCCCTGCATCAGCGATTCAAAAGCCGCCCTCGGGACGATCCGCCTGTCACCGACTTCCACGCACGGGAGTTGTTTTTTCGCAATCGCCTTGTATACCGTGTCCCTCGAACAGTCGAGGCGGTCTGCGATTTCGGCGATTGGGATGTATTCGGTTTGTTTGGTTGGGACTTGTTCGGTTTGCGACATCACCGGCCTCCCTGGATGCTGCGAATCTTGTCTACTAGATGTTCTTGGAGTTTGATGTTCTGCCTGATTTCCTCGCTGATCTCCGGCATCGTGTAGAGTGGTTCGAATTCACCGCGAAAGTATTTCATCTGAACCCTCTCAGTTCGCGGATAAAAAAGTACCTCGGTATTCAACCTGTCGAGAGTCTTGATGCACGATTTCAGGATCTTGATTGACGCTGTTTCGTTTGCTTGAGATTTGATCGACTCTCTAATGTCGGCTGGGTTCTTTTGGGCTTGCTTATTTGGCATGTTGTTTTCCGTGTTCATTTTCCTGCCTCTAAAATTGGGAATACTAAAGAAACTCTTGTGTTCAGCCGATATTTAGGCTGCAGGGTCGAGATCGGGAGCGGGCTTCTTTGGTACGAGACGCCGATCCGTTTCTAATTCGTAGCCCAATCTTTGGACTCGGCTGTAGAGAGTGTCGTATGAAATATTCATATCACCAGCAGCCTGTCTTAGAGACATTCCGCTCTGCAATCGCTCGTTTACTTTGTTTAGAAATTCGATGTCTTCAGAACTAATACTCATTCGGTTTCACCTCCGTTGTTGACTCAATTTGAGTTGACAATAGAAGTGTAGCACGCAACTCAAATTGAGTCAAGGGGTATTTCAATAAATATTTGCATTATTTTGAGTCAAGAGATTAAAATGATCACGAGGTACCAATGTCACGTGTAAATGAAGAGTTTGGGAAGGCTGTACAGGAGAAGTTGCAAAAGCGTGGATGGTCTCACCAACGCGCATGGATAAATACAACTATCCCTGGGGCTACCATTGGCAGGATGGCACTTGGGCTTGTGCCAGGAGAAGACCATATCATCAAATGGGCAAAAGCTCTCGGTGAAAACATCAATTATTGGTTGCAACTCGCTGGCTATGATCCTATCCCCGAAGAATTAATTTGCGAACGTGGAACAATACCCACAGAGACACAACAAGCAATCGAGAGAGCACCAACTAAGGAAGATAAGATTAAAATCGCATTCGCCTTCGTCCGCGCAGATAAAACTATCAGGTTCGGTGCGTCCGACATGGGAAAGTACCCTATTCAGGCTAAACTAGACATGGTGCGCATGTATGAACGCTACCGAAACATAGAATTACTTCCTCCCGATATCATCTAACAGGGGCGTACTAATGCAAGATCCTCTTGTTCTCACAGCCGCGGAACTGGACGGCTTGATTGGTAAGTTTTTACGCAGATATTCGTTTGTTGACCATAGAAATATTCAGGTGTTCGCCGAACGTCTCGCTCATCATCTAGGCATGACTGCGGTGCCCAGAAACCCTTTTACCTTGCTCCCGGAACATTTAGGCATAAAACTCCACAGACAACTCCTCCCGCGTGGAAAACGCGCACAGTGGATGCGGCAGGACAACATATATCTAATCGAATACAACGACCACATGGGACACGATCAGTTAGCACTGGGACTCTGGCATGAGTTTTTTGAAATCATTGCGTGTCACCCGTGGTTTCCGTCGAGGCTTGGATCTGATCTTGAATGCGAACTCGCATGGCAATTCGCCGATCACATGACCATGCCTGAGCGCGTGTTCAAGTCGATCTGCAAAGAAGTTGGACATCCTGAAGAGGATAAAGCCGATGTGTTGGCTAATCGTTTTGGCGTGAGTCTGGCAGGTGCTAGGAAACGATTAAAAGGATTGGGTTTGGAGCATCACGACAAGGCAAGATAGACCTTGGTACGCAAGACAGGTAACACCGGGCGTATGCTCGTCGCATAATAGTTAAGGGAGGATTGTATGGACAAAGAAGATAGATGGTCTTCGATTGTGATGTTGTTTACCTATTTTGTTATGTTGTGCGGTGTCGTAATGACCGTATGGCTTACTTACGGAACTATTAGGTATGGATTGACTTGGTTTATCGAGACGGGTTATCGCCTGGCCCAAATAATAGCCGGTTATACATTTTGGATTAACATATTAATAGCATTGCCTATGGTCGTATTCTCACGCACAAGAATAGTGGCCGCTGCTATCTTTTTGTACAGTTCGTATATATTCGGATATAACCTTGCCCTTTTATCCATAATAACCACCTATGTTTTTTGGTCATGGATCGGAGTTATCATGGGCATATTTTTCGCTGGAGTAGGTATAGTATTCACGGCATTTGCAGCAGCATTACTTAATCGCAATTGGGGCATGCTCGGCAATTTATGCATAGGATTATTGCTAACATATGGAACGAAGACCCTCTGCGCAATACTGATAAACATGGGAAAGAAAGAAGATCTCGCGAAGATGGTGGCAGGAGTCAGAGAAGATCAAGAGATTAAACAGAAAATGCAGTTGAATAAGTAACTTGAAATCACATCGAATGTAAGTGCAAACTGTCGAAACATGCCCTATATGTAACTCGGGCCAACATAATACCGGGTTTGTAGTTTTTATATGTAAGTTTCATTTACATAGCAACGGCATGCTTGCGATTCCGTAACCCAACAAGAAAAGGAGAACCGTTTCATGCAACAGCGAAAACTCTATTACCTATTTGCGTTGATATTCCTAGTTCTCGCGTCCGGATGCACTCATAAACAGGCGGCAAGCCAAGATCCTTCAGGGATAACGTTCACCGAACCAAAAGCAGATCAACCGGCAGCCAGCATGCCAGCCGAGCCAAAGGTAGATGAGAGTGCGACGAGTGAGCCAACGGAGGCCAGTACGGATGCCCAAATTGTCTACACTACAAGAACGGGCGAATGCTACCACACGGACGGCTGTCGATCATTAAGAAGAAGTAAGATCGAGACAACGGCGAGCGAAGCTAAGGAAAGAGGCTATCGAGCCTGCAGTGTGTGCAGCCCGCCAGAATGAAATAGCCCTAGAATCCCCAAGAAATCATCCAACCCTACAACCAGTCACCCGCACACCCTAAAGGCCGATTCAGCCTCAAGTGTGCGGGTGAGAGAATCAATCAGTTAGAAAGAGCAAGAGAGTAACACTACCAAATGCCCAAGAAACAACGCAACGTGTTCCAGCGTGGAAGCACCTGGTACATCCGATACGAACTACCCCCCAGTTCGGACGGAACAAGAAAACAGAAGATGCAGTCATGCCCAGGACTTGACGAAGACCAGGCTAAACAGCGACTACGAGACATCGAGACGGCGATATACCGAAACTCATATGTTCAACCGTCAAATATCACCGTCTCCGATTACATGCAACAATGGCTCGATCGCAAGGAGTCGGACTTGTCGCCCACCACACACCAGAAATATGTATACAACAAGAAACTCTACATCGATGGGAAAGTAGGCCGGCACAAACTCGGAAAACTTCGTCCGGTGGACCTTCAAAAGTGGATCGATGAGTTATGCAAAACCCTGTCACCTAAGACAGTCCGCAATGCCCACGGGATGCTTCATGCGTGTCTTGACTCCGCGGTACGGATGCAGATCATCCACGCGAACCCGAGCGACATGGTGGACCTTCCCAGGTACAGGCGTCCGGAAATGAGGACGGCTACCAATGAGGGTATGGCTCAACTGATAAATGCTGTCGAAGGCACGAAATACGACATCCCGGTGTGGTTGATACTTGGCACAGGTATGCGGAGGTCTGAGGCGCTGGGTCTCAAGTGGATTGATTTTAGGTTGGAAAAGAGAATTGTGGATGGGGTGGAAGTTGAGTGCGGATCGCTGATTGTGCAGAGGAATTTGGTACAGGTGAAAGGTCAATTGTTAGTTAAAGGCACGAAGACCGAACGGCCACGAATCATCGAGCTGCCTCAAACACTTGTGGATATATTGATGGAACACCGAGAGGTCCAGCGTCGAACCCACGGGAAGTTAAACGACTGGATCTGCACGGACAACTCCGGTCTTGTGGTAACGCCTGAATCCATCGGCAAAGCATACACGAAGATCAAACAGACGTATAACTTAACATTCACGCTTCACGGGTTGAGACACACCCAGGCCACTGAACTAGGCATGGCATACATCCCGATCTCATTGATCAGCAAGCGACTCGGGCATTCCAACATTTCGACAACTCAAAACATCTATACCCATGTGACCCCGAACTCGATGGACGGAGCCGTTCAGGTGGTAGACAATATGTTGAGGAGAGCAAAGAAGAAGGCAGGCGAAACAGAGTGAAATTGCACACATTTTTGCACACATTTTTGCACACATAAGACACACTTTTGTATCATACCAGACCTACACCCCCTCTGATTTCACGAGTAAATACAGGTCTGGTATGATATTTTTATGACATTTAGACGGGTTGGACGGGGTTCAACTCCCCCTGGCGCTACCATTTTCCCCTCGTAAAACGGGCTGAAAATCAAGTTTGCACACAATTTTGCACACAAAGTGCAGAAAACTCACGGGCTACTCAATCGTCAACGACAAACGCTCCGACAGTCCTGTCCGCCCAGTATTGATTCCATTTATAGTTTTGATTGGCGTATAGCCAGTTGCCATGCTTGAGGGCTATGTGACCAGCCGCCCGTCTGTTTTTCCCAGTGCCGACCCAGCCACAATTTTTGAAGTACATCAGATAAACTTTATCAGGGTCTAGTGGGCTATGCGACCGTTTGAATCCATATTTGGCAGGATCCTTTGCCAGTTCATTGTAATTGGCGATTGCCGTGTTTCGTGGCGCTGCCAACGGAGGGGGTAGAGTTATCCCCGCTTGGCTGAGTGATAGCCTCACGGCTTCGAGACACCTCGATGCAGTATGGCCTTTGTGTGAGCGTTGCCACGATTGCAGATACGCGATTGCTGATGATAGTTTATCAGCCATGATCACACCTCCTCTGTCCGACCGAAAAGATAGTTAATACTCACATTCAGCCTGCCGGAAAGCGCAAGCACCTCCGCCGAGCATGGATATTCTTTGTTGTCAATGTAGTCCTGTAGATTGCATATCGGGATTCCTGTATGTATCGAGAGTTCCGGTATGGTGAGATTCGCACGTTCCATTGCCTCTTTGATTTTGTTGCCGATCATTGGTTTATACCTCCCAACTGTTAAGACTTCCTTAACCGTTCATTTCACGATACCGGATAACTTTTGAGCTATGATAAGCTCGTCTATCTTGTCAGCAAGCCCAAGAGCCGTGAGGATTTCACGGATTGTTTCATCTCCGAGATTGACCTTGATAGGACGCGGCCATATCTTGATCTTGATCCGAGTGTGGATAGTATCAAAGGTAGCGGATTCGCCACTGTTAAACTTCATCAGTAAGTCACCGCCTTAGACTTCGCATGTTCGCGAATGTACTTTTGCGCAAACTCAATCACAAAGTAGATCACCGGAAGCCATCCTGCCGCTTTCGGATCACCTTGCAGTGCCCCTTGCAACCATCCTGCCCAGTGTTCGAGGGCAAATGCGAGTAGTGCTGTTCCGGCCAGAGTGCCGAACCTGCGCACGATTGCGCCTAGTGTGATAAGCAGTGCTTTGTTCATGATTTAATTACCTCCTCGATTATTATCATACGTTACGTTTCTCAGTCTCTCAGCAATCTTCGACAACCATTCCGGCGGTTCGATCCCACATCGCCGTGTGTTTCTGAGAATGCTCCACAACTCATACCCCGCCAGCCCTATCAGCGTGGTATCCATGATCTTGCCCTCTGTGCAAATGCCGACCAGCAGAGGACTTGCAACGTCTACCCTGTGGAGAGCTATCAGCAGGATGAGATATGCCAATGTTTTCTTGAACCCTCTCACCGCCTTTTCCCAGCACACCCGCTCACCTTGTATCGAAGTTGCAAGCAAAGCAAGTGCCCAGTCGCAGAGCAGGAGTGCGAGAAATGTCGAGAATAGTACATTCGAGCCTCCATAGGCAGCTACAAACGCCGTGTAAATCCAGGGAAGTACGCTTGTGCCAGTCTCGCGGGCAGCGGATTCCAGTCGATGCGGGGTCATCTATTCACCTCGGTTTGTTGGATTTTGTTGGATTTTGTTGGATTGGTGGTGCGAATTTCCACGCGGAATATTTTGAAACAAGTAGAGTGCGTCATTAAATAAAAAGTAGTTGACATGTTGTGCAACTATGCTATAATGGGTATATGAAAAACAATACATTCGGCAACCGAGTCCGTGAACTTCGGTGTGTTAACGGTTTGAGTTTGCGCGATGCGGCAGACAAACTACATATCCACTACTCATATCTGAGCAGAATAGAAACGGGAGTATATCCCGCGCCTTCTGAGGCAGTAGTAGAAAACATGGATGACCTCTTATATGCAGGTTATGGCGACTCTTTGTTATCAATCGCATTCCCCGACTATCAAACACACTGTGCGCTAAACTCTCTGCTAGCACTATGTATGGTGATTGATGGAGAATCCAGCACTACGGAAAAGTGCTTTAAAGCGTTGGCTCGAAATCATGCCAGTCATCCATGTTGGCCTATCGCTTCGTCGTTTCACGACAAGATTGCAAAATACTTGAATCGAGAGGAGGCCACCCGATGACCACCAACCCATCGAACATTGATATCCACGACATCCAAAGTAGAGCATGTTGGCTTTGTGCTCATGGCGGCGAACGCGTGGAACGATGCGAGGTTTTCGGCTGTGATCTACCATCCAACACTACCCCTACAACTAGAGAGTCGGATACCTCGCATTTGTTCCTGATGCGATTCATTGCCAATCATTGCGAATATTTCGAAAGGATGAAGCCATGACCACTTCATATCTTCGTAAATTATTTACTGGCATAACGGATCTGAACGATCTTCGCGGAGTAATCAAGCCTGCTGATATACTCCAAGTCTTGGATGAGCACGACGCGATACTAAAGTGTTTCACGCAGGCCAATACAAAATTAATAGATATCGGGTACCGATATGATGAGAACAGTGACTCATATAAGGAGTCCTCCCGATGATCACCACTATTCCCGCCACCCCCACAAAACGATTCGCCGTGATAGATGGACTGCGAGGAGTTGCCATACTCTGGGTTACGCTTGTTCACCTCCCTGGCCCGTGGTTGTCACCTGACTATGAGATCGTGCCGTGGACTCTTGGTTCATGGATTCGCTCAGGCGCGTTTGGTGTACCGCTGTTCTTCGCCTTGTCGGGATTCTGCTTGTTCTACCCGATGATAAAAGATGGTACTTTCAAGTTGAACCTTAAAAACTTCTGGATGCGTCGACTGCTCCGAATCTATCCATCGTACCTGATTAGTGTCTGCATACTCTCTGCGATATGGTATCACCAGACCCGCGATGTTAATTGGTTGTTTCATGTTGGAACGCATTTAACGTTCATCTATCCCTATTTCCAATCCGCCCTACACTCGATAAACGGCCCGTGGTGGAGTCTTGGAATCGAAGATCAGTATTACATCGTCCTGCCGATAATCGCATATCTGATGTACAAGAGATTCATTTCTGCACTGATTGGGCTTGTTGCGGTATCAGTTATTTGGTGTGCGTTTCTCTCATCGAAAACCGATCAAGACAACGTAAGATACTTGATGGAAATGCTCCCTGCCATGCTTCCTCAATTCCTCGTAGGCATGATTGCCGCATGGATTTATGCGAAACAGTACCAATTTGGCAAGGCTGATATCGCGTGTCTTTGGATAATGGGACTATTCGGCATTCTCATTTCCCCCCATCTTTACACTTGGTTTTATCCGACTCGCTACCCGATCACGGCAACGAGCGTCTACGTGCTATCATCGCCCTGTTGGGGATGCTTGATACTCGCTGCCCTCAGTTCGCCTAAAAGCATAGGTTCGCGCATACTGTCGAGCAATATCATGGTATGGCTTGGTACAATCTCATATAGCCTGTACCTGTACAACATGATCGACCGCCCGATAATGAAGGTACTGTTGCCGAATGTACCGCAATACACTTTTGCCTATGCTGCCATAGCCTTGCCGATAGTCCTGTCGATTGGTGCGCTTGGTTACTATGCCATCGAATCGCCGTTCATGCGACTCCGTGAGCGAATGATTGCTAAATCTCAGGCTGAACCCAAGAATCATCATGCACAAGTTGACCGCCGACAATCGAGAACGCGCCAGAGCGTTCCTGTAGAGCGTCCACAAGAAGCATAGTGCCGTTTGGTGTGTCAACGGTATCAGTTGATTCATCGTCTACGTAAATCCCGATCTGTGTTTCATCGTCCCATGATCGAGGTTTCTTAGCGTAGACACCATTAACTCTATTATCCCATTTGAAAGTAGAAACCCACATAATCACTCCTATGGTATTTTGTAAATGCTCATTGCCATACCAGTATTAGTCGAAGTCAGCATACTGCTAAGTGTTACCGCTGATGCAGTCGCACCACTATTGGCCGTCACTATCAAAACGATCTCGCCAACCCCAAGAGCCGAGCCTGAACCCGCAGTAGTAACAATGCCGATCATTGGCAGGATAACGTTTCTATAGATTGCCGAACCCATGCTAGGCCCGTAAGTCGAAGCATCTTCGCTTGCGGTAAACAGCTTTCCGCGCGTACCATCTGATGATGATACCGTAAGTGAAATACCCGGTCTGATCTTTGTACGTGCGAAGCTTCCGGGGATATCTCCCATAATAGGCACTTGGATTATTCCTGTCGAACCTCCGAGCGTCCACCCAGCAGGTGCTACCGAATCACGCGCAAACGAACCATCGACAACCGCAGTTCCAAGCGGCAATTTATGAAGCACAGACTCGCCCATCATGGCCGTATTATGAGTTGCCCCATTACTGGTATTGCCAACGCCAGAGGTTACAGGCATGAGCCACTCAGGACGAAACAATATCTGGACAACATCCCCCGGCACTTCTACTCTTTGGTTTGGCAACTGGTAATACTGCAAACTCGCAATCCTCATGGTCGTACCAGACCCGCCACACGTCACCCTGATCGTATGCACGCCTGCCGCAATCGCAGACATCGTGTAAGTTTGCGTAGTCTGATCCCACGTGCCGTGACTCGCACCGTCAAGGAGCACCGGACAAGCAACCCTTGGAGCAGTCCCAGTAGCCGACCGATCAAGCACAATGTTGCTAGTGCCATCTGTGCGGATTGTTGCCTCAAAGTAATCGGGTATCGTGCTGGTATACCTGAACCCTGTTGTGCTTGTCCATGTGCCAGACCAAGTAGCGATCCCGTTGTTGTCGGTCGCCGCGTTGCCGAATACTCGTGTGACTGATGCAGGAGTCGCATTACCTGTGGAGAGCGTGCCTTGCAGGAGTTTCTCGAAAGTCTCTTCCAATAGCCACTGAGCGTTGAGCGTTCGATTCGCCCAGAGCATAGCAACAGTTAAGGCGATAGGGCAATATATAGCGTCGAAGTATGCCTTGAGTTGCGCTTTGAGGTTCGACCATGAACAGCGTTTTAACAACCCTGATACTGAGTCCATGATAGCGAATTGGTCAGCATCAACGAGCGTGACCTTTGCCGTTGCCGATGCAATCAGCGCACCTTCACTCGTGAGCGTATCTCCGCCTGCGTTGTCGTCGACGTACTTCTTCGTCGCTACGTCGAGGTCGACCACAGGAGCAATCGTCTTGATGTTGCTGGTGAAGCTCTTGACCCCTGCCACGGTTTCGTCGCTCGTGGTGTGGACGACTGCCGTATCGAGCGCAAGCGAGGTAATCGACACTCCGGAATCCTCGATCATCTTGCCGGTAACACCGTCGAACGTTGCGACATGCCCATCAACAGCCGATGCCGGGCCGCTTACATCTCCACTACCGCCCACGCCTGCCACAACGGGAGTGACTAAGTACGAGTACCTCTCAGTGCCCCCGTAGACAAGGTGGATATCATAATCGAATACGCTGGTATTCTTGCCGTATACCTTTACAACGAGCCTGTCCGTAGGATCGATAGCGTAAGCAGGCTGAACGCTCGTTATCAGGTTTCTTGAGAGGGAAGTTGGTATCGCTCCGGTTTGCACAGAGAACAGAAGTGATTCCACACCGATTGCACTACGAACATACACATCGAATATGATCGAGCTGTAACCAGAAGAGGATACAGATCCACTAACGGAGTTGGCCCGTGACCAGGTGTAGAACGTCCAAACCCCACCCCCTATGAGTGTGCCGCCGATGCCGTCAGCATCCGTAGCGAACGAGTGTATCAGCACCTTGCTACCATTCACAGAGGTTGCGTATTGATCCACTTCGGTCGCCTCGTCCGGAGTCGGCGACAATCCGAGATATCCGCTTATCTCAGATGCGGAATTCACGTAGTAGTTGACACCGTTTCCGTTCTGAATCGCAGGCTGCGAATGATTCCCCACATAGGTAACAATCGCCGCTTCGGTCGGTATGTTGGTATCGCTGTTGTCCTCCATTGCGCCATCGGTAGAGATCAGCACGCCGCTGTCAACGATGTCCTTCCCGGTTGTGCCGCTAAACAGAGCAATGCCGCCATCCACGGAAGACGACGGCAGAGTCGGCATGTCCTCGTACACTTCATCCAGAGCGTGCTTGACCGTAGTCCATTCGTTGGCGCCCGCCTTCATGTACGATACGAGTATGGATCCTGCCTCACTAGTCCCGGCCCTGCGGCCCAGGTAGTAGGAGAGTTGGCCTGCATCTCTGAATATTTTTTCATAACCTTGATTGTTCCCTGCCATGAGTCCCCCTATCTGCCTGTCCCGTAGATCGACGAGCCTGCGCCACCGCCATATATATTCGGCTCTTTGGTCGAAGTGCCGGCTGGAATAGATTTGCCGTTGCCGGGTTTGACTCTGCCTTGCTGCACGAGCCCGAGTTTGATTCTCTTCTGTGCAACTCTTCCGGATGCTTGTATAACCTTGTCGAGCATCTCGATTCTATCTTCATCGGTTGCATCGATGTATCTCTCGGATTTGATCAGATTGGCGAGTTGTTCAGCTGTAATCGACCCTTTGAGTTTGGCATAGTCTCGTTGCTCACCCCTCTTTAGTTCGACTTTCTGATTGCCGATCGTCAGTTTTTTGCCGGCAAGACTAGGCCATACTTGCAATCTGTCAAGCTCTACCACCACCGGGTCTGTGCTCTCGTAGTTCGGGGAGAACGGCCAGAGTGCCGATGCTCCCGTTTTGCCGGAGCGCATCTGCTCTTTTCCGAGCGCATTGACTCGCGCCGGGAGAGTCTTTGACGCACCCGGTATACCTGCTATGATCTTCTCGTAGATGGTCTCTGCCTGCCTCTGCATAGGATCGACCGCCTTTGCAGCCGTTCTCATGGCAGAGGATAGCGGCACGGCCTGAGAAGCAACCGTACTAAGGAACGACTCAATTCTTCTTTCAGGGTCTTTCACAGCTTCAAGCAGCCCGTTGAGTCCTTGGAAGAAACTCTGATCGAGAGTGTATTGACTCACACTTCCAATCGCGTTCAGTATCTTCGCGTGAGTCGGCTTCTCGTTGGTTTCCTCCATCGAGTTTGCGAACGCCGCCGCAATCACGACCGGATACATTGACGGCCCGAGTCGCTGGTATGGATACCACTTGCCGCCGATCTTCACGGAGTAGGGTTGCTTGCCCATAGCGTAGAACGCATCACGCTCTTTCGGACTCTTTGGAGCTGAGCCAGTCGCTTGCATGTGCCCAGACTGCATCAGCCCTATCGTACTCGCGATTGCCGCACTGCCTACAGATGCACGTGCTATCACGTCCGCCACTTCGCCGGATGCCCTGACCTCTTTTGAGAGCAGTTTCGTGAATCCGGCAGGACTGTACTCCGCGCCGATCTTGAGCATGTTGGATCCTACCTGCATGAACGGCACTATGAGTTTCAAGGGTTGCATACCGCCAAGACCCGCAACACTGTCGGGCACTCGGTAGTTACGGACCTTGAGGATACCTTTCAGCGATTCCCCAGCTTCCGCTTGGAAAGTGGTATACTGCGCGACCTTCGCCGCGCGAGCCTTGGTTTCCGGGGTAGGTTTCTCGTTGAGTACTTTCACCCTCTCCGCAAGTGCCCTACCGCTAAGACCTTCCTGTATGGCCTGTCTCGTGTGAATCGCGTATATCTCCGACTGTTCGGCCATGCTCTTGAAAACAGCATCAGCCGCAATCATTCCCCGTTTGATAGCGTTCCACGGGTTCTTAGGCACTTCGAGTTTGCCGATCTTGCGATTGCCTTTCCACATCGGCAGTTCAGGCGACCCGAAGAAGTCAGCGTTTTCTATCGCCCTTGGATCGAATCCGTTCTTCATCACCTCAGTCGCGCGTTGCAGTCCGTCAGGTATGCCGTGAATCGCACCGAGCATCGACGGCAAAACCTCTTTCACGTACCGTGTGCGTGGTTGACCTGTGATTTTCGACGACACCGAATCGACCGCCGCCGAGGCTCCGCGCATCAGATTGTGATTCGTCAGCATAACCGTGTTACTGATAGCGTTCACCATCTGAGTATTCGGACTCGACAGCATATTGCCGTACAGGTACGCATGTACCATATCCCACGGCGTCATCTTCGTCGAATCTCTCAGCAGTTTGGCGAGTGCGAGATTGTCACCCTCCGGTATTCTGTCGAGCGACACAAGAAGCGCATCGGTCATATCGTCGCCGCCAAGCGCGTCACGGAGTTGTTTCCGCGCCTTGTCACGCCATGCAACCCCTTCGCCTACGTCCTTTGCCATGATCTTGAACGAGTTCAGCGCACGCCCAGCTTCGGCAGTTGCGCCCGATGTTATCTGAAACACGGTACGCCACTCTGCCGCCGCTTTCAGCATGTCGATTTCGGAGGCTTCCGACTTCTCAACCATGTGACGCGCCCTGGCCTCGTGGAATCGCTGGTTGTGATATATGTCGAGGTTACGGAGGCGAACGGCGTCCACGTTGTTCAGCGCCTTGCCCGGTTTGATCTTCACCGCTTCATCGAGAGTCATCGGGCTTGCTACTGCCGCCGCTTCGGTATCGGCCTGAGTAATGGTCTTGCGCCTTGCTTCCCATTCAGGATCAAGCCGAGTCGATTCTATCTCCGCTCGAAGGGAATTGCGTTCACCTTCCGGGAGGTCGATTCTATTCATGTTGATGTTTTCGGCGTACTTGTTCGGCTTCGGAGCATCCGCAGGTACGTCAAGTACCGAACCGTGATACTCTTTCGATACGTTGTACATCCTCTTTAAATGAGGCTTGATAGTTTCGCCAAACTCCTTCACCATTTCGCTCGACCACTCCGCAAACTTCACCGTACCCTTTGCGATGTAATCCGCGCCGATGATCGAGTAGTCGTACAAGTCTTGCGGATCAATACCCGTCTTGGCAGTCGTGCCACGGCTTGCGATCCTCTGCCTTGCCTCGTTTGCCGCAGAGTCGAGCGCACCAAGTCTCTCTTGCACCTTCGGGGGTACGATACTCTTTGGCACTTCCGCAACGCCGCCATCGTTCGTCAAGGCAGGTTCAGCCTTGACGGTAGGGATTGCCGGTTCTTGCGCCACAATTGACACAGGAGCGGCCTCTACGGTCGAAGTCGGCTCTGTGGACGGTAACGGCTTTGTAGGCGACTCTACGGGCATCGGTGACTTTAGCGACTCAGCCTCAGCCGTGAGCGATTCCATGCGCGATTGCATCTCCACCTTTTGCTGATCGGATAGCGAGTTGTACTTCTCGCCGCCAGCAACCTTCGATATCTGCCTCATCTCTTCGGTGATTGCGTTCAACCGCTGGCTTGGCTGTTTGACGTTCTCAACCTTTGGCACTTGCGTATCGCCTGATGGTTGCAACGGTGTTTGCGTATCGCCAACTATAGGTTCGCGAGATGCAACGGATTCGACGGGTTTAATTATCTTAGGGTCTAATACAACCCAGTGATTGCTCAATTCTATATCATCTGGATGCCCACCTTCTACAAGGAAGGAATCATACCCCTTTTTGCGTAGATAAGCAGTTGTTTTCTTTGCTACTTCATCAGCTCCGATATAAGACTCATTGAGCCATTCTCTCCAAGTTTTGTTAGGATCGTACCATGTCATATCAACATGGCCCTCAGAATCTTTCATTATCGCTTTATACGCATTGAGAGACATTTTTGTATTTATGCCCAATGGTTTTTTGATATCTAACCGATACGGTTTTACGTTGACTGGTTGTTTTGGAGGTTGAACCATAAAATCTTCCGCATGAATATTGTCATGGCCAAACATCCAGTTGAGAGTAGACACCACATCTGAAGCATCTTTGCTGTACTTCATTCTTTGTATTTGATCGCCTTGAATCGGAGATATGTCTTTGATTCTCGAATATACATCATCTATCCAATTATCCTTCAATATGGGGGCAGGATTTTTAATACCCCCATACATTTCTGCGTTCTTAGGCGAATCGGTGAAGTATATACCAATTCCAGATGCCCCAATCTGACTTTTTGATATATCGAAATTATCATAGTTACTTACGCTTCCATGATATACAACAGGGTCATTTGAGATTGATGTTTGTGATTGTGGCGGTATTGTCTCTGAACTCATTATCGGTTCAACAGGCGCAACCTCAGCCGATTTCATCTCCTGCTTAATCGACTCGTGAGCCGCCGCAAGTTCGGGTGTGTCGTTCAGCGCCCGTATGCTCGCTATCGATTCATCGATCACGCGCAATTGTTCGGGAGTGCGAACGGGCATTTCGCCGCTCCGCACCGCAGACCCCAGCCGTTCCGTGAGTGGCGCAGACTCGAACGCAGGTGACTTGCCAGCATTGAGTATTCCCTTACCGATCATGCCAGCGCCCTTGAATCCCGCACCCATCACCATGTTGGTAGGAAGCGCGTCAATCTGCTCTCTGCCGTACTCGCTGAGTGTTTCGCCAAGTGGTCGACCTTCCATCAAACCTTCGCCGATCGCACCGGGAAGTCCCGCAGCGCCAGCGATCACGGGCATTTCAAGCGCACCTATGCCGAGTTGAATAGGTATGCGCTGTGCCGTTGGCAGCGCCTTGACCGACTCTCCGAGTGCTTGCAGTGACCGAGCTGCAGCCGCCGCCTTGCCTGTGCCGAGCGCAATCTTGGCGAGTCCGACTGATGCGCCGGCAGGTATGGCGAAGAACGCCACATCGGTTGTAAACTCACGACCCGTGACAGGCTTCTCGTTTGCTTCAAGGAGAATGGTCTTAGCCTTGCCTTTTGGCAGTGATTCGATGAGCTTGCGGGTTTCAGCCTGTGCTTTCTTGTAGTCCACAGGGGTTGCGGACGGGTCTTGGAATGGGTTCGTAGCACCAACGCCAAGAGGCTGTTTGAACGGCCCTGTAGATATGCCCTGTGATGCTATAATGTCCGTGAGGTTCTTGGCCGTCTCAGCATATCTAGGCACCTTCATGGCAAACTCTTTGCCCATCTCTTTGGCCGTGTCTCGGTTGTAGGTTTCCTTGAGCGCAGGCATGAACTGTCCGAATTCATTCTCTCCAGCAGTGTCTGAAGCAACCTTATCAGCTTGTGTCGCCATCTTCGCCCGACCTGCATCCGGCCTGCGGAATGGTTTGTTTCTCGCAAGGTGACTCTGCACATACTTGTTATCCAGCCGACCGATGTTCACGCCGCTTTTCGATGATGCACCTATGATCTTGCCGCCACCAGCGTACATGACGACGTGAGTGATACCAGGCTCTTTTGTCGTGCCTTCCATGAAGATGAGGTCACCGGGTTGCAGTTCCGATTGGTCGATAGCTTTTGTCTGCGTGTACTGGTCTCTTGCCCTGCCGTTCAATTTCACGCCCTGCGAACCCCACACCTGCCGCACATAGTTGGAGCAGTCGATTCCCTTTTTGGAATTCCCGCCCCACTTGTAGGGAGTGCCGAGGTATTCTTTGGCCTTGTCTATGATTGGAACAGGGGCAGATGAAACCTCTTTGAACCCATCCCACATACTTCCAGATTCGGCATTAGCAGGCTTTGCATTAGTTGGTTTAGCTTTTGGCGTAGGCTGAGTTTCAACCTGCTCATTTGCGTCGAAGTTATCCCATATACTCATTGCTTAACCCCACTTCTGAACGTAATCCCAAATCTTACGGAGTTCTGCCCGGTTGTACCCAGATGGAGCGTTCTTCAGGAAGTCGTCCAAATTGGCATTGCCCGATTTTTTAGACTTCCTCACGAGGTTCGCTATGTTGCTCTGTGTCTCTGGTCTGAATAGCGTCTTGAGCTTTGGAGCTTTTCTCGAATCATCCGCAGGCATCGCAACGCTACCGCCCTGACCGATAGAGGAAGCTATCTGCCGATACGCATCCGCACTACTCAGTAGCTCGGCTCGTGTATCGTCATCCGCAGCCGGTTGCATGTTGCCGAAAGGATCTGGAATCTGTTTTCCTGCCGCACGCTCATTCGCGTCAGCCAGCCGTAGATACGCTAAGGTCAGCTGGGATCGTTGTATCGGCGTCATACTCTCTATCTTCTTGCTGTCG